TTGTTAGCGATATAATCGCGATAGGATTTTATTTAATTATTAATGAGAAAAAAAATTTAATAAAAAAATTTAATTAAAAATTAATTAAAAAATTAATAAAAAAAATTTATATTTAGAAGAAAACTTAATTTAAAAACTTAATTAAGAACTTAAAATGCGAAAATCATTTTTATAGATTATAACATAAATTTTTTTGTTACGATATATGATAACAAAAATATATTTTTCTATTTATTTTTTGCACGCTAAATTCTCATAAAATCGCCGCGTGAGCTTACCATATTTATTTAAAATATTGACATCATATAAGATAACAATATTTATTTCCTATTTATAGAAATATTATTGCTCGAAGAAATAGATATTTTTCTCAAATATCTAAATATAATATTGTTATCTTATATGGTGTATAAATATAGAAATAAAACTTTGCTAATAATATTACAAACAGTAATATTACAAAAAATATAAAAATAATATTACAAACAATAATATAACAATAATATTACAAACAATAATATTACAAAAAATATAAAAATAATATTACAAACAATAATATAACAATAATATAACAATAACATTACAAACAATAATATTACAAACAATAATATTACAAAAAATATAAAATATAATAAATTCATATTTTATATTTTTAAATTAGAGAGATTTATTCTGTTTCAACACACATAATTGAACTAGATGAGCCTTTTGACTTATTACTTAGTTTTTTATTCTCAACACAACCTCTCATATGTGCAGACTTAGATTGCTGATTTTTACCCGTAAATCCGCAAAACTCACATACAAATTTACTTGATGATAGTGCATATTTTGACGCTAAATATGATTCAAGACTAGGAATAGTAAAATCTTCAATTTGCTTCACTAATGTTTGAATGAAATCCTTAGCCATCTTAATTGTTTTATTCTTTTTTGAGAGAAAATTCTGATATTCTGCATTTATATGATCTGTGACCTCCTTAGATATTGTATTCATGTCCTCTTCCGAACAAGTGTCACTGTCTAATAATTTTAGCGTATTATGAAAAGCATCAATCACATCCACTGCTATTTTAATCTTTTCCGGGTCATTATTTGCACAATGAACGTATACTAACACATTACCATCATGAACATTAATCTCATAATTATCTTTTGTTGTTATTGTCGTATTTTGTGAGAGAAATAATCCACAACATTTTTGTAATTCAATATCTCTCATAAATTTTTTTACCTCTTCTTGAATGACAGGTCTACTCCATTCCTTATTTTCTACTAAAATCTTCGGTTTATTATGTCTAATCAACATAATATCGCATGTTTCTTTTGTTTGTCCTACTGAATAAATTTCAGCACTTGGGTACATGTCTTTTAAAGTATTTAAAACCAAGTTCTCTGATAGCTTGCCTTTATTACTAGAATTCTCAAATCTATTTAATAAATTATTAAGTTTATCATTTTGATTTGAGAGAATTTCTTTATTAGACCTCGATATTTCATTAATATTTAGTAACTTATTATCAAAAATATTTGTAAATTTATCTATTGCACTATCCACAATTGCACATTGTTGCTCCTTTAACTTAGCACGTAAAACCGGCTCCACCTTTTCCATCATGCTTATTGACATACTTGTTTTTATTTCTTCGTTCATAGTAGTCTTTAACTCGGTCATATATTTTGAGAGATTAAATTGACTAACTTCCTGACTTCGTTCAAATTTAGTATTCATAGTTTTCAAATTATCTAAAATTTCTAATACTGTGCTATTTGTTAATGTTTTATTCATAGATTCTTGAAGAGTTTCCATTATGTCTATAAATTTTAATAATGTAATTTCCACATCCATTTCAGGTCGTTGCTCGAAAAAAGAGAGAATCTTGCTATTGCTAATTGTAAACGGTTTCATAATATACTATATATTATAGTATACACTTTAAATCGTTTTCGCAAATTAAGTTCTTATTTAAAAACTTAAATTGCAAAAATTATTTAAATAGTTAATATTATAATTAATTATATAAATATGGAGAGAACACAATTTCACCAAGTCATATGCTCTATTATCGAAAATCATTGCTATGATTATTTTGAACATGATATGGAATATATTATAGAATGTATGATTAATGATCCTGATTTTGAGTTATCCGATGAATATAAAGTCAGCGATGACTATTATAATAATAGAAATGCAGCCTTAAAAATTATGATTGAATGTAATGAAACGCATTTTGACGATTATACTAAATATTTATTTGATGGCAATCGTTATAAAATTTCATTGCCAACAAATAAAGACGAATTATTGGATTTATTCCAATTCTGTAAAGATAAAGATTGCGAAATTTTTCATTCCATACCAAATAACCTTATAAAATGTTACGGCAGTTATGTAATAAATAAATTTTACGGAAATTCGTGGATTATTAGCAAATTACATCAATTTTCTGATGATAATGAGAATTACTCTAAAAATACTCTCATAAAACTATTTCCACTTTATTTTACAAAATTTCTTCAAAATTACAATGCAAAAAAAATTTCTAATATAAAACAAGTCAGAATCGATTATATTAATTATTTTTTCAGTGAAATTAGCAAATCTAAATTATGTAAACCAATATCCGGCATTGAATACATCAAAATTATAGAATATCTAGAAACTATGAAAATTATAAAAACAAATAATTTATTAATTAATATAGATAATATTCAATCTATTTATCTTAGAAATATTGCTGAAAACCTTTACAATAGAGAATGGTTTCTAAAGCGTATAAAAGCTCGTGCTTTAGAAATTATTCTCCAAAATCCAATAATCCAATTTCGTTATAGAGACCGTTGTCCTTGTAAAACAATATGCACAGGAATTCTCTAATTAAAATATTTTGTAAATATTTTATAACTATTTGAGAGATTAGTATTCAACAATAATATAACTCTATTATAAAATGGACAAACGCTTATATTTAGTAATTCCGTTTTTTGCTGTTAATGGTGTAGCTCTGTTGTTCCCAATTTCTAAAACAAGCGGACAAAAAGTGTGGTTTAGACCCCCTCCCTATGTTTTTGCGATTGTGTGGCCGTTATTATTGTTATTAATTGGTTATTCATGGTATTTAAGACCCAAACTTTCTTATTATTACGCATTTTTAACACTCCTTCTCTCTACTTGGTCTATCTTCTGGGCTTATTCTAAGCTTTATGCGCTGTTTAACATCATTTGCACACTATTTTTTACATTATACTTAATCTTTTTAAAATACTCTAAAAAATCCTCTTACTTATTAATCCCTCTCTTTTTATGGTTGTCCTTTGCAACTGTTCTCAACTTTTATAGTATTTGATAATTTATACTTTTAATACTTTCTCTCAAATAAAGTATTAAAAATGAATACAACTTAGCATTTAAATCAGTGTTTCCGCCTTACTTGTTTATTTTTTCTTGTCCTTATTTTCTTAGGCTTGCGCCTAGTATTGCGCCTAGTCTTTTTATTTTTGCGCGATTTATGTTTTTTTTTATTTATACCACTATACCCACCATCAAACTCCATACTTGCATTACTTTTGCTAGATTCAAAACCTAATTGAGTTGATGCACTTGATACAACAGATCCACTACGTGGTAATACTAGTGGAGCTTGTGGTAGTGGAGTGAAAATGGGTTGAGTTAAAATTCTTAAATCGTATTCATCTAAGTATATTGCCTCAGCATCTGGATAGTATTGAATAATGTTTTCTAACTCTAAACCTCTAGTATTAATTTCAATTTCCATATTTTTATATGGAATTTTAAATGTATATAATATTTCTATAATTGGTTGTTTTAATGCTACTAACATTTCATACACTATTTTAAACATAAAAATAAAATCTTTACTAGTTATATGTGTAAGTTTTGTTGCAATTTGTTCGGCTGCATACAAAAGTAAATGGTCTTGACGAACATCTATAGTATAGCCGTATGTTACATCTGCTGCATAATTTATTTCATCAGAACTATCCCAACTATCACCATTTCCTCCACCTTTCATATTAGCTGTATTCCTCATGTTTGTACGTTTCGTAGTAATATTTCTTTTATCTTTATTAATACCTCGAACACTATACTTGAAATGGTTGTTAGTTACTCGTGATGCTCCTCCCGCTTGCGATATAGATTTTTGTAATGCTTCGGTTAATAATATATTTACTAGCGTATCGTTGTTCATTTTATATCGTTGCCGAGATCCGATTTCGTAAGTTTCGTCTAATATTAAAAATTCTGGATTTTGTATATAAAACTGCCTTTTACCTGTAACAGATATAAACCTGACACATTGATATTCTTCAAGCAGTCCAATATTTTTTAATAGAACGTTTATACCTTTTTTTTGCTGTTGTAAAATTTGTTGACTACTAATAACACTACCACTAGCACTACCACTAGCACTAGCACTACCACTAGCACTACCACTAGCACTAGCACTACCACTAGCACTACCACTAGCACTAGCACTAGTACTACCACTATTAATACTTAATAAAGTATTAATCATTTCATTTATTATATTGTTATCAGAGTTATTGGATTGTATTTGTGCTTCATAAAATAAACCACCTTGTTGAAATAAAATATTTATTTCATCTTCTATTTTAGCAAATTTTAAATTTGCTTCAAAGGTATCAGAATCACCTGATATGATAGTAGTAAAAATTGCTCTAATACCTTGTATTAATTGAGATGTATATACTAGTGTAGTAGTATCTAAATAGGGTAAATTATAGTTACCCTCTTTTAGTATTGGCGATTTAAAAGTGGATTCAACCCATTTACTCACTATTATAAGTGTTACTGAAGATTCAATTATTTTATCTATTTCTGTTTGAATCTTTGCTACAATTTTGCCTATTATGTCTGGGTTAATAGTTGTTTTATTACTATTAGCTTGAGTTGTATCACTCACACCATATATGCAGTTTAAATATGTATGCATAAATATTTTTTTTACTGTATGTAGAGCTCCTCCCACTAATGATGAAGATGAAGGTAAATCATATTTTTTTTTGTTTTTATCTTCTTGATCTTCTAGATCTTTTTTTTTTCTTTTTTTTGATTCTAGTAATACAAATATCTCTTCTTCTTTTTTTATAAGTAAACTAAAACACCCTAATGCTCTAATACATTTCGTTCTTACTTTTTTATCGTCCAAAAGAAGTCCGTTTAGTCCGGTCTTAATTTTTAGTAAATAATTCATAGTCAAAATATTATGATTTAATATGTCATTAAATATATTAGTATTATAATTTGTTATTTGTTTTTTTATATTATCAAAAGAAAATGGTATGGGACGATTATACCAAAATTTTGCTCCTCCAGACGTAACGCCTTCTCTCACGCCTGTATTCACGACATGTAGGTTAAGTAGCCTAAAATATACTCCAAAATCTCCTGTAAGAAGAATTGTTTTCCAGGCTCCACCATTATCATTTGTCTCGCAAATTGAATATACAGAAAATTGTAACATTTGTAGAAAATCACCTAATTCTTTGAACAGTAAATATAAAAAAATGTCTAGCTCATTAGTAGTTGGTTTATTTATTTCAATATTTTTTTTTTTATTTCCTACTAGATATTTTTTTAAAGGATTTGCTGGATTGTTATTTTTTGTTGTATTCTTATCTATTACCTCTTCTATACCTATACATTCGATACCTTGTATCATTACTTTTTTTAAAGGTGATGGCAATGAAACAGCAAATTTTTTAAAATAATCGCAAGTAAAAGTAACACGAGATTTAAAATTTTCTGGATCGTCGTCAATTGTAGTTACAATTAATTGAAAACCAGTAGGTAGTCCAACTCTTTCACAAAAAGCTGTAGTATAATATATTACAGTATTAGCACTAGGATATACTCTTTTATACTCGGTTTTACTTGCTGTGTCTAGATCACTACCAACCGTTCCAACACATATTGGAGGTGGATCATCTGTAAATATTTTTTCAAAACCAGCATCATATTGGTAAGTAGTATACCCTTCTAATACTTTTACACCATCTTGTCCATTAGATGTGGAAGTTTTTGAGGCAAAAAAAAATATAATAGGATGATTAGATTTAAATAAGTGGTCTTTAAGAGCTTTTAGATAAGTTTGATATGACCCTACTAATAGTGGTCCACCACTTGGTCCACCACTTGGTCCACCACTTGATGGGTAACAGTTTGAAAAAAAACGTTCTAGTTTACTATGATCTGTTAAACTATCTAAAAGATCTTTGCCTACATCACGTTTTAACATTACTTGAAATTCCTCTTTAGTTAAACCTAATAAAGAAAAATTTATAGCAGGCAGATCACCACGTCTAATTTGCTGGTTATTACCTCCTGCAACATAGTCAACAATTATTATGTTCATTATTATATAATATATATTATAATGTTATATTATAATGAACTATTAATTTATTTTTTAAATTAATAAATAAACAATATTAAACTTTATATTTTCTAACTTTTCTAGATTTTCTAGCTTTTCTAACTTTTCTAGATTTTCTAGATTTTCTAGCTTTTCTAACTTTTCTAGATTTTTTATAATTCTTTGTCTTAATTTTCTTTTTATATGATTTTTTTTTGCCTCCAGTATGTTTAGATGATAAAAATGGAGGACCATGAGCAAGTTGCGGGTTAAATGAAGCAAGTTGCGGGTTAAATGAAGCAAATGAAGCAACGGATGAAGCATGTGATTGAGCAACGGGTGAAGCATGTGATTGAGCAACTGGTGGAGCAACTGGTAGTCCAGAAACAAATGGTTCCTGTGGTAGATGAAATGGGCTAGCAAATACTGGTGGAGCAAGTGGAGTTATTTCAGGTAGATTTGCTAACATATCTCTGTTATAATTGTTATAATGATGATTTTTATCATCATGTTCATGTAGATCAAAAATATCAATATTTGGGTTTTTTTTGTTTTCAAAATAGATGTTTTGAGGAATTTCAGGAATTGGAAATGAACCTAACTCGAGTTCTTCTATTGTCATTGGAACACTACTGTCTTCTTTTGTCATTGGAACACTACTGTCTTCTGTTGTCATTGGAACACTAGTAGAAGGTGATTCTTGTTCATTTACTGACATTATAATAATTTGAGCTCCAGGAGGATATTCTGGAAGCGTTGTTTCAAAAAGTTCACCTATTGACTCTGGTATGTCATCTGTATAATTCATCGTAGCAATTGGCATAGTAGGATTTCTACAATCTGCTCTTGTGGTTTTATAAGCCTCATTTATAGCAATTAATAAATCTTTTGTATGAAATACAGAGTCTGCTGTTAGAATATAATGAATAATATCAGATAATAAACTTACAAGTAAGTTGTCATATAAAGTCATTATATTTTCCATACTTTCAAAACACATAGACAATTCTTCATAAGTCCGACGAGGTTTTCGCGAGGGATTCATATGAAATGCTGGAGCGTGATTTGCATCTAATTCTCCATTTAACCACTTTTCTATATACTTATTAATATTTTGTGTATAGTTTATTGTATGGAACATAAGGGCATCAGTTGAATCACGAAAACTAGCACCGTAAAATTTACTAGTAACAGAAACATTATGTTTTGTAGCTGCTTCATTATTATCCTTTATTTGCTTAAGACTACTTAAAAATTTTAGACATTTTTTATATTTATCTACTTTTTTACGATCAAGTAAATCTCTAACTTCAAGTAAATCTCTAACTAAATCAACATGTGGTTGTTGTATTAGTGAGGGATACATTTTATATACAGTAGCTACATCTAATTTTATTTTTTCAAACATTTCTTTATTACTCTGAATTGTTCTAATACAAGCCGTATTTATTTCTTTTTCATATTTTTTCATATCTGTTAGTTCTTGGTCTGATAGTGTATATTTATCATAACGATCACATAAGGTTGCTCCTTTGATTCTTCCTACACAAAATTGTTTCAAATCAGGCTTGAAAACTCCTCCCGATTGTGAACCAGCTCTTTGTTCTTCAGCTCTTTGTTCTTCAGCTCTTTGTACTTTAGCTCTTTGTTTTTTTTTTAAATGTTCCTCTGGCTCTTTATTAAGTGATAAAGTAAAATCAGAGTCGCTACCCAAAATTTCTCTGAAATTATTAAGATGATCTTTTCCCTCTGCAGTATTAAAACATTCATATATTCGTCTAGTTATTATAGGCATAGTATATTCTTCTGGATAGATTCTGCATAACGCTTCTAGTATTACTTTATTATATGCTAATAGTTCATTCTTAAGTAAATCGTTAAAAATACCACCATAGCTCTTAATAACATCATATATATTTATAATTAATTTTACAAAAAATGTAACTAAATTACCACCTGAAGCTGTAAAAACTATATGTGCTGGATGCTGAGAATTACCATCTCCACCATTTAAAATATTACAAAATGCAGAATAGAACCTTTGTAAAATAACACACTTATCACTATATTCTAATATATTAAATCGATGCGTTCGCTTACTTGTTTTATCATCTTTTGTATTATTTGTTATATGTTTAAGCTCATTTTTAGTTTTAAGAATTGGAAAACTAATACCATATTCTTGTACCATTATAGCATGTTCATATCCATGCAATGTCCCAGTAGTTTTAATACCTATATCTGCCATTTCTCCTTTAGGTATTTGTAATTTTCTTGATATATATCTATTATATGCCCGTTCTTGTGCTGTTATAGTCATATATTTATATAATATATTATATAATATATATTATATAAAGCAAACTTACAAATAAGTAACTAATTTTTAACTCTTATAAAAAAATTGAATTTATAGACTTATATTAATAAGTAATAATTTATAAGTAATAATTTATAAGTAATAATTTATAAAGTAGAGAGATGGCATATTCAAGTGTTACTAAATTTATTGATTATATTAATAGCATTAGCGTTAATGAAAAAATTATTATAAATGCCTCCAATTCACGAGTTAAAAGCCTAATATGTATGCATAAACCTCAAATAAGTATTAATGATTATTTGAGGCGGATTTTCAAAAGCGAAATTATTGATGTGCAAAATTATGATGCCATTATTTTACATACTGTAAATTTATTACATTATTTAAAAACAAAAGGAATATATTTAAATCCTTATTCCAGCCATAGAATTCTCTCTACACTAATAATGTTGTCAAGTAAAATAATTGAAGAATACCCACATTCAAATTGGTATTGGTCATTATTATGTGGAGTTAGCCTACAAGACATAAATATTATGGAGCGCTCAATGATGCACTTATTAGAACATAACTTACATATTGTAATTTCACAAAAACAGGCCTTAAATATTTATAAATCCATATATTAAAGTTCTTTAAGTCCTTTTAATAAAATATAAAGTGTCATTTTTTCGGTTTTTAAAAGGGTGAAATTTTTCGAAAAAGGACATTTATAAATGTCCTTTTTTATATTTGGAAAACACTTTATAAAAAATTTGTAAATTTGCATTTTGAAAGAGGGTCCAGACCTTTATCATCACGTTTTTTTGAAAAACACCTTATAAAAGTCCTTACCATAAAAAAAATATTATAAAAAATTCATTTAGGCATTTTTTTTGTAAGTATTTTATACTTACAAATGACTTACAAAATCTTGCAAAAAAATGCAAATATTTTTCGTTGTGAAACTTGTGACTTTGTTACAGGTAACAAATTTAATTATTTGAAACATTTAGACACTCGAAAACATAAAACACTTACAAAAACTGACACAAATCTTGCAAAAGATGCAACACCTAATTTCGTGTGTTTATGCGGCAAATCTTACAAACATAGGCAGAGCTTATATGCGCATAAAAAAGTATGTTTTAAAAAGGATGTTGCTATTTGTGAAACAGCCTTAGAACATAGTAATGTTAATGAAAATAGTATTATAAACAATGTAAACAATGAAAACAATGAAAACAATGATTTTAAGGATCTAGTATGTAAAATGATGACAGAAAATAATGAAATTAAGGCTATGCTAATTAAAGAAAATCAAGAGTTGCGGTCACAAATAAAGGAGCTTATTCCAAAAGTAGGAAACAACAATACTATAACAAATAACAATATAAACAATAAATTCAATATTCAAATATTTTTAAATGAACAATGCAAAGATGCTATTAATATAAAGGATTTTATAGAGTCTATAAAAATTACCTTGCAACAGCTTGAGCAAATCCAAAATAAGGGTTTAGTGGATGGACTAGCAACAGCCATTTTAGAAAATATTGGAAGGTTGAGTTTATATGAACGCCCAATACATTGCACAGACATTAAGAGAGAAACATTATATATTAAACACGACGATATATGGGAAAAAGACGAAACAAAGCAAAACATTAAAAAAGCGATTAAAGAATTATCTCACAAACCTTATAGCACACTAAAAGAGTGGTTAGACAATAATCCTAATTATATGGATGATGAAAATAAACAAAACTATTTTATACAAACCACACGTAGTTTAGGACAAAAGTGCGAATCTATTGACACAAAAGTAATAAAAAAAATATGTATTAACACATACATTAAAGATGATATGCTAATTAATTGATTGTAAAGAATAATAAAGAAAAAAAAACAAGTTCTATTTTTTAAGTTGAGAGATTGCTTACAACACAATTAGCTCAAAGCCCTCATCCACGCTTGGAGTTTCAAAGTGTTTTGTATACATGCTATATGCGATTTTTGGAACCTGATTTTCTGGGTCACGCATTTTATTGCGCTTATAAGACACATCCAAAGACGTAGACACGTGAACACACACAATCTTATAGTCATGCTTTCGCGCAAATCCTATGTATTCGTAACGCTTTTTGCACGAACTGTTTGTAGCATCAAACACGATTGACTTGCCTTCACTCACATAATCACCCGCTGCCTTAATCATTTTGGGAGAAGTTTTATAGACATCACCCTGAATTAGCACAAACCGCTCATCTTCACAAATCTTTTTTGCAACACTGCTTTTGCCCGACCCTGGATAACCAACCATAATGATGACCTGCTTGCAATCAGACAAGTTTAGCGCTGGGATTTCCACAGCATCCGTTTGTTGTGCTTGTTTAATAGCAAAGAACTCCTCTGGACTATGACACTTGAAGCCTATGTTTTCTGCAAACACCTTATCGCTGTCCGCAAAATCTCCCTTCCGTCCAAGCGCATCACCCACAAAGAACGACTGCGCTTTATCGACGTTAGCGCTTCCAACCAGCACATCATACAAAATAGGGTTTGGCTTGTAGTCGCACTTTTGCCGCGCAATTACGATGAAAACGGGGATTTCCAAACTTGCGGCAACATTTAGGATTTGTGTAACCTTCCAATCTTTCGACTGGTTTGTGAAAATCACAATACTGAACCCCTCTTCATTGAGTCGCTTAAGCTCGTCTGGAATGTTTGAATAGAGCCATACCCAGTCTTCCACGTTTGAAGGAAAGGTTTTGCCATCTTTTGGCGACACGAGAGTCCAGTCATAATCAAACGCAGCAATCTTAGCCTTCATTTGCGCGTTGTTAAACTCGGCATCGTTTGCCTTCATTTCTTGTCCATTGATATAGTAAATAGACATAGACATTGTTTGCGGACTATAAGTATGTAGAAAAAAAACAGTTATCAATTTTTTATGAATATACAATAATATGCTTTATGCTTTGCTTTACAAACTATCGCCACTAGGATAAAACTGAAACTCAATAGGAGTGTCTCTCAAAGTATTCCGCGCATTGTCACAATCATTTAATGTCCAACATAAAGAATTTGCCAAAGTTAGGCATTGAGTTCTTAGTAACCATCGACTATCAGGTGTCAAAGTATCATTATAACTTGTTTCACAATCAATGGCTTCATCATAACTCTCCGCTAATTCCTTTGCTTCACGTAATAGTTCATTAATACGCAATAATTTAGTTAATACTGGAACAACTTGCTTTTCGTGTGCCTCATGTAATTCGTTATGCTTATGCTTTACACGATGAGATTTCTCACTAGCCCACTCTTCTTCAAGACGTTGCTGTTCTTCAGCGCTTAACTTTTCATAACCAAGTTTTTCCATTTCTTGTTCTTTGTCTGTTTTTTCCATTGCCAGTGTTTGCCTATATGACCACTTAAACGTTTCAAAAGTGCTCATATTACTTGTTTATATAATAAGTATAATATAACTAAGAAATCAATTTTTTTTGTTAAAAAATAAAAAATAAAAAATAAAAAATAAAAAAAAACACAATATGCTCCTGCTCCCTAACCTAACCAAACACCCTTTATTTCTAGTTTTTGGGTCCTACGCGCGTGATGCTAGCTACACTAGCCTTCATATGAGGAACCTGTTCGCAAGCGGAACCAAGACAATGGACAATGCTGTTGCTATGCCATCGTAGACGCTGCAACTGCTCTTCAAAGTGTGCAAGCTCTTGGCAACGCTGTTGAGAGCAGTTTTGCTGTGTTGTAGCATATGCCTGTGCGCGTAGCAGTGCATCATCTACATCACTTCTGCATGCTCTTGCGCACTCTGCCGTTTCACGAAGAAGTTGCTCTAACTTCGTCACACATGCCGGCACAGGCTGAAGCAACTGAAGCTTCCGCGACCACTCATGATAGTCACCTTCCTGCACTTTATTCCGCGGCCTGTCGAAGCTCAACTTCACACACTTCCAAACGTGCTTTTTCTCCACCTTGGCTCCTTCCACGTACTGATAAAACGGCACTTCCAAGAACACGTGGCCTCCCTCATTCAACTTTGTCCGCATGTCCAGTGCCTGCTCCGTTGTACACACCACAGTCACCTCGAGCCTGTAAAACTGCACCCCGTTTATAATCATCGGAAAGAACCCAATACAGCGAACACAGTCTTTTCCATAGACTGCTTCAAACGCCGCCTCCACGAACCTGTAGTCCATGAACTTGAAGAGGCGGATGCGAGGAACGCAAATGCTAATAGTGTTCATCGCTTTTCTTTGCACTTTATAATCGCTGGACATAACAATTATTTCTAAAAAAACAAATCAATTTTTTAAAAGACTACAAAAAATTGATTAGCTTAGCGTTTTAAGAAACATAAACAACATTTGGGCTTTTTTCCCAATCTTTATATGGAATTGCTTTTGACGTCGATTTAGGTAGCGCTAATAGTCGCTTAAGTGCTTCCAATCTTTTTTCTGTTGGATTTAGCGCCGGACACTCTTTTTGAATTTGCCGTGATAAATGTTTCCATCTCCATTCAAATTTTAGCGCCTCATTATAAGTCGGAAAATTCTCTACATAACAATAATAGCTCCACATTTCGCCTTTAGCTACTTTCATTGATGTTGCATGTGCTCCGCCAACAATCAATTTATTGTGTTGCCTAATACGCCTATCTAAATCAACCGTTGCGCCTATATATGTTGAACCGTGTGTTGATTTTATAAAATATACATAACTCATGTTTATAATATTATATAACATAGTTGTTATTTTAAATACTAATGTTTATTATTTATAAAAAAACGACTTAAAAACATAATACTAAGTATTATTGTATGTAATTTTACATATATGGTGGTATGTCCGAGTGGTTAAGGAGACAGACTTGAAATCTGTTGGGCATAGCCCGCGCAGGTTCGAACCCTGCTACCGCCGTTTTTTTGTGACACTGTGCCCGAGTGGTTAAGGGGATGGATTGCTAATCCATTGAGCATTGCTCGCGCGAGTTCGAACCTCGCCAGTGTCGTTTATTTTTATTTGGCTATTATATGCTAAATAAAAATAATTATAAATTCGTTAATAGTGCTAAAAAACGACGATTCAAATGTCTCTCAATCTCATGCTAGGTGTTGTGCGTCTCGAGCTCATGCTAGGTGTTTTGCGTCTCGAGCTCATGCTAGGTGTTTTATATATACTCCTTCTACTGCTTCTACTAGCAGTTATTTTTGATAATCTAGGGTCATTTTCACTGTTAGGATTGATGGAAGAATAATAATGGCTAGATGGTTGTATATAATCGCTAGATGGTTGTGTATTAGTCTGTATAGGAATCGGCAAAATACTAGATGCATTACTATTACTAGCTATATAACCATTAATAATATTTATTAATGGATCAAAAGCTTCTACATAATCAATCCATATTTCTATATTACTTTTAGATACAGCTTTAATATGATTATCTAATAAGGGTATCAATCTTTCTATTTTTTGTTTTAATTGTCGGTGGTTGTTATACCCAAGTTCTGAGAAAATTTCTTTAGCTCTTTTCAATTGTCTTTCGCGGTACTGAATATATTCGCTCGCTCCTCCTCCTTTCATTTTAATAGTCTTTCTATTAACTCGTGCCTTGCTATATTTTTTTAAAGTTTTCTTTTTTCTTGTTATTCTATGTTTTTTCATTTATAATATATTTATAAAAAAAGTGCTTATTAATATATTATTAATAAGCTAAATAATATAAAATATGTTGTTAGGTTTATTAAAAATTGATAGGTATATATATGCTACATATTTATAGTCTCCAAGAAAAGCGCAAAGCGAATAACGATGTATAGCGCAAGCGTTAAAAGCGCCAGTGCAAGCGCAAGCATCAACATCAACATCACAGGTGACAGCATTGAAGAGTGTGTCTCAGCTTTTGAGAAGGCGGTTGGGCGGTCATTCACTTGTGAGGCTGAAGTAATGTATGATGCGCAAGAGATTCCTGAAGAGAGGCCGTCTGCACATGAGAGGCCTGAAACCGAAGAGAAGCCTAAGAAAAACTACGTAAGTGGTTGGCTTCTCTTTCGTCGTGCTCACGGACAACAAGCCAAGAAGGTGCTTGAAAAACTGCACATTGTGGCTTCTGGGCCTAATCTTGTGAAAGTGCTCGGTGCTATGTGGGCTGAAATCGGTGAACAACAGCGTGCTGTGTATAATGAAAAGGCCAAGGCTATTCGTAGTGAGCCCGCGTTTTAAGTGTTTTGCTATAAGAAAATACCCTAACAAGGTTTTTTCTCTCTCTTCTCTCTTGTTATGATAAAAAAATTGATTACTTTTTTTATTTAGAATAAATTATATTATTAACTCTTAATATATGGCTACTATTAATTTTAACATTCAAGATATGTCAGGTGCTATTTTTAAGCCTATTAGTTCAAAAAGAAAGCGTCCTTATAAAAGCGCAAAAGTTGCTCCAGCTATTAGTTGTGAGGAGAAGTGGGTTGCTCCAAAAGCACAAGTTCCAATGTATGAGCGATGGGCTAATGATTGTAAAAGTGCAAAGGTGGCTCCAAGTGTTGAACAAGTTCCAATGTATGAACAAGTTCCAATGTATGAACAAGTTCCAATGTATGAAAGATGGAACTGGTAATGGATTAGTTAAAAATCTATAATATTATTTATTATATAAGTATTATAGATTGGTTTAGTTTCTTCGTTTTGTATTTCTTCGTTTTTTTATTGGTTTTCTTCTTTTTTTTGAGGATTTTGACGAACCACCATAAGAAGAAAACCTGCCAAACGGGTCATTAAAAGGATTCGGAGGGATATAAGTAGGTCCTGCTACCGTTGGTTTCGGTGCCGGAACGGTTGTCAGAATGCTTGTTAATTTATTAATTTCGTCATTGAGTGGTTTTTGCAATTTGTTTTTAAATCTAAATAGTAGCCAATACAAGTGCTTGCCAAGAAAATCGCTATTAAATTCTTCGGCAAGCAACTTTCTCACGTTACCATTTCTTAATTCTTTAAGATCAGACTCTAACATATTTAAAGAAGTTAGCGTTATTTCAGGTTTGTCTTCTTTTAATTTTTCAAGCTTTATTTTAGTTTCATTAACCAGTGCAATCAATTCTGGTATGACTGTTTCTCTAAATATATTATTATAATCATTTGATATTTCAGATAGTTTAGTTTTTAATTCTAATAACTTTTGATTATTATCATTCTTATCAAAAATCTCAGTGATTTTATTCAAATTATCTGAGGATAATGCTGAGATTTTTGCATTTATTTCAATTTCTCTATCGCGTGCAACCTTTTCTTGTATTTTTTGTTGTTCTAATGCCGCCGCTCTGCTCTCTTCTTCTTTCTTTCTTTCGTTAGCACGAAATTCGATCAACTCTTCAATCCTCTTCTCGGTCTCCGCCTTCTCCGCCTTGCTAGCAGCACTAGTGCCAAACACATTACTGCCAAAGAATTTCATTTATATATATATATATAAATAAAAAATAAATGTATTTAAAAATTTGAATTGGTTTTTTTCATATTATATTATTAATCTTAATAATATAAAATGATTGACAGTAAAATTACGCCTACTTAACATGTATAAATAAACTTTTTTATCATACTTTTTTATCATACTTTTTCAATAGCGCTTCCTTTAATTAATTTAGGTTCTACATTATTAATCATAATGTAATCTTTTTTGCGCCTAGTGTAAGTGCATACATATAGTGAGCTTAAACAGCTCATAAGAAATAATAGAGCTAAATTGTTAGCATATATTTTTTCTAAAAGGGTTGTAATGTAATTTAAAGTCTCATTGTCAATAAGGACCTTATCTTCCAAACTTGTTGTAAAAATAGTTAGCATATTACTATCATAAATGTCTTTTATGTTTGTAAAACTAGTTAATACTTCGTCATAAGTATCTAAATTATTTAAAATCAATGTTTCCATATCCATTTTTGTATATAATAAGAATTTATATTTTTATTTTTAAATAATTTACAAATAATTTACAAATAAAAATATTTTTTACCTTCTTTTCATAGATTTTCTTTTTCCTGCTCTTCCTCCTTTTACTAATCGATGTTCTATTACTTCTGCTGCTGCTGCTGCTGCTTCTGCTTCTGCTGCTTCTGCTGCTGCTTCTGCTGCTGGTTCTGCTGCTGCTTCTGCTGCTACTGCTTCTGCTGCTGCTGCTTCTGCTTCTGCTGCTGCTGCTTCTGCTGCTACTGCTGCTTCTGCTGCTGCTGGTTCTGCTGCTGCTTCTGCTGCTACTGCTTCTGCTGCTGCTGCTTCTGCTGCTTCTGCATCTACTGTATCACCACCTGCAGCAACCAAGACGGCTTTAGCTTGTTTCCATTTTATTAGTGCATTGTCGTATTCTTGTTTTACGTATTCACAAATACTATTTTCTAACATAACATCCTTTTCGGTGCTTCGTATCCATATTTCGTTTGCTCTGTTTATAATACCTTTCATATCATTAATTACGAGCTGTTCTTTTGTTACATCCTCCTTTATTTGTTCTATCTCATCTATAGTTAATTTTGCTCCTCCTGTCATATATTTTCTATTTTTACGATGTCTTGTATTATGTTTACAATGTCTTGTATTATTTTTACAATGTCTTGTATTATGAAAAGTTCTTCTACTTTTTTTTATTTTAGAATATTGTTTTTTTGTGGGTCTTCTCCTTATGTGTTTTTTTTTTTTTTTTTTTTGTTTATTACCACCCCCATCCTTATATAAATCATCATATTGACTATAACTAGGCTCTGTCCTCTTCATAGCGATGTCGATTAATTCTTCATCTTCTTTTTTTGCACTTTCATGTTCACTTATAATTTTGCGATATTGATTATCAAGCATACTCCGTATTCTTACATATTTAAAATATTCGAACTTTGCATCTTCAAATCTATTAATATTCCTCAGAGCAACTTTTTTTTCACTAGCGTATCTTTCAAAGTAATTAGCATAACGGTCTGATTCTTCTTTCATTGCTTTCAAAGTATTGGTATTTTGCTTAGAAGATGTAAATATTGATAAATTAGGTCTTAAATTTAAATAACTTGATTTGGTTTCAGGTTTTTTCAATTCTCTGTTATATTTTTCAACTTTATTTCTTAATTCTCTGTAATATTTTTCAATATCATTTTTTAGATGGTTTAAATCAATAAATGCAGACTCTACTGCTTTATTTGCCTTTCGTTGATTATCTTTAATATGTTTTATAGTATCATCTGAAGCTATTATATTTATAGCATTGCGCAATTTTGAAAGAACAATTTTAACTCTATATTCTAAATACTCTTTACAAGCGGCCATCATTACAATCGTATTAGTGAGCTTTTTATCGGCTTCAAGATATGCATTATAGGCATGGAATTCATTTTCACTTTTAATAATTGGGGCTACATATGGGTTGTATTTTAAAGTATAAAGATTTTCATCTTGCCTTACATGCATGGCTTCACACACCACTACAAATATCGCAAACTCATTATCTACTACATCCTTAAACTTCGTCAGTATTGGAATTATAGCTGTATTCTCGCTTTTGCTTGGATCATTTTTATCCGGGGGCAAGGTCGCCTCATAAAGTATGTTATCCGTAAAAGGTGTATCAATCGGGCTTCTAATTATAAAAAGTAAAGAAGATAAAAACTCATGGTTAGGATGTTCACTTTTTTTTTCTTGTTTATATTTATCTATTGCAACTAAAGCTTTTTTTGCCTTGTGTTTCATCCATGATAATTTTTCAGCTTCAGTTTTTATTAACTCTTCAAATATATTCTTGTAATTATCTATTTGACTTTCAAAAGAAATCATATATTGTAATTCCCAATTACGATAAAGCTTGCGGTATAATTTTATAAGTGCATCTCTATAAGAAGTTATACTTTCATTTTGTATAGCAAGATTATATGTATTAAAACTTTTTCCTATATCTGTTAAATGAAATTCGTCAATGGCAGTTGTATTTATATATACAGGTTCATTAAGTCCTGGTTTGATTTTTTTTTCTTTATTTTCTGAGTGATTTTCAAAATGTTCTTCATCACCATTCAATACTTTTGTAAAGTAAATATTTTCAAACCAAGTTTTTGCATTGTTATATTCTTCTAAATTGCTACTTCTTCTACCAATACCAAAAAAACTCATATATATATATATAATTATTTACAAATAATTATATTTTTTGCATTTTTTTACCTTCTTTTCATAGTTTCTCTTCTTTTAGATTTTCTTTGATTTGTTTTTTTTCTTTTAGATTTTCTTCTTTTTCCTCCTGTAGAACCTGAATCTGATTATGGAGGTGTAGGTGTAGCTGTAGGTGTAGATGGAGGTGGGGGTGGGGGTGTAGGTGAAGACTTTGACAATCTTCCACCCATATTATAATATATATTATATAGATTATAAAAATTACACTAAATAATAAATAATATATAGAGAGAAATAGCAAAAACTAGCAAAAAAAAAGCATTAATCATTACTATACACACATATTTCTCCATGCTCATCACTATAGCACAATTTTTTTAATCTATAATTTTTAGACTTTAACGTAAAATTTATAGTTTTTATGCAATTAGTGCAAGGCTTAGCATTCATAAGTTTAGTACCACTATTGTTTGTGCGAAATACAATAAGACATATAGGATTTATTTTCTCAGATTTTTTAAGGCGACTTACACAATCGACTTCTGCATGAACACAATCATTATTTTCTTTGCATGCTTTATTGTTCAAATTATATTGGTTGTGTCCAAACGCATAAAACACACTGATGTCTTAACTTAGGCGAGAACGCTACACATCCGATTTTTGCTTTTCCATTATCTTTGTTTTCAATTGAAGCACGCAAAGGAACATATGTATTCAAAATATTGACCATAGCCATTATTTATTACTTTATAATAGTAAATAGTTATAGTAATAATTAACAAATTTAATCAATTTTTTTGCTAATGTGGAAAGTTAAATCGAATATTTTGAAACTGTTCTGGATTGTTTCCACTAATAAATGTATGTTCGTGCGCAACTCCATTAATAATTTCAGTAACTTTTTCTATTTTTTGTCCATTTATGAAAAAAACCGACGATGACCGCATATTAGCAGGCATTCCATTAATATGCATTTCAAAAATATTTGAAAAAGGGTTATGTCCGTGCCCTTGTTGATGTATATTCATATCTCTAAATATTTGAGCAAATAGCTCATTTGGGTCAACAAAACCTCTGCCAAATCCGGGCCCACCATTATTCATAGTATTAAATTTCTCAGGATTCATCAATAATTCATAGGCTTCCGATATTTGCTTGAATTTTTCTTCGGATTGTTTTTTCTCTTGTGCACTCAGACTTTGCTCTTGTCTGTCAGGATGATATTTAAGCGCCATCTTTTTATATGCTTTTTTTATATCTTCTGGACTAGCATTAGCAGTTAATTCTAAAACTTGTAAGCATTGATTTTTATCCATTTTATAGTTATTATTAATTATACTAATAATATTAGTTTTAAATATTAGTTTTAAATATTAGTTTTAAAAAGTTAATAAATAACAAAATTGAAATAATATTTATTAATTTATAGAATAATATTTATAATTTATATTTTATAAAATGGTGTCATATATTAGGTCGCTGTTTAGCACAAAGGATACTAACAATTTTGAAAATTATAATAGTGTATTAGAAGTTGTTCCGCAAAAAGAGGAGCAAATCGTTATTAAAGAATTTGATATGAAGTGCGAATTAATTAGCACTGTTAAGCAATTTTGTGAAGACCCTCTAAATAGCTATGCTAAAAAATACATTGTATCTTTGTCGGGTGGTGTAGACAGCATGGTACTAATTACTATTCTTAAGATTTTAAATTATCAAGTAGTAGCCTGTCATATTAATTATAATAATAGAGAGGAAACAAAAGCTGAACAAGCATTTTTAGAATATTGGTGTAATGCTAATGCTATTAAGCTATATGTTAAAGCTATTACAAATATTAAACGCGCAAATACAAAGCGCTCTGACTACGAATATGAGTCTAAAAAGATTAGGTTCGATTTTTATAAGGAAGTCTTAACAAAAGAAGACTGCGACGTTATACTATTGGCGCACCATAAAGACGATATTATTGAAAACATATTTGCAAATGTATGTCGTGGTCGTTATATTCTCGATTTAGCAGTAATTAAAGAGCAATCAGTTATTAATGGAGTTATTATTTTACGCCCATTAATTGAATTGTATAAGTCATCTATTATTGCATTTGCTACAAAATATGAGGTTCCGTATTTCAAAGATAGCACACCTGACTGGAGTGTGCGTGGTAAATTCCGCAACAAGATTTATCCGCTTTTAGAAGATACATTTTCCTATAATATTAAATCAAATTTGCTCGGACTAAGTAAGCAAGCATATGAATGGAATGAATTAGTGCTGAAGCAAATTATTGAGCCATTTTTAGAATCAATTGTTTATGAAGAAAAGAAATGCACCTTTAATGTGGAGAAATATAATAGCAATCCTTTATGCTTTTGGAATATAATTTTTATGAAATTGTTTTATCGCTATAATTATAATTGTCCTTCACGAAAGGCGATTCAAGTATTTATGAATGCTATTAAAACTAAAAATAGCGGATTTATTTCATTGAGCGACAATTGTGTATGTAAAAACAATGATTATGAAATCACTATTAATTTTCAATAATAATTAACCAATTAGCAAAATAAGAAATTAAAACTATTTAAATAATAGTTACTATGCCTTCAATAGTGTTAAAAAGAATAAATAAGGAAATAGAGAATTATAATGCAAAAGCTTATTTGACTACTAGTGAAAGTGCAGGTTTCACAAAGCATTTGCTAAATTATTTAGCAGGTTTAACATTAGAACTTAGCATAATGTCTATTTCTAATAAAGATGAATATTTTTTATTGATTAAAGATGCTAATAATGCGCAAATTTTACAACTTGCATATCCCGAATATTACCCATTTAAGCCGTATAGTGTGTTAAGTTATAGGTCGCCAATTATTAATGCTAAAAATGAAATGGTGAAAAATGAGATGTCATATTATAAATATTTGATTGCTGTTAATAATGCAATAAAACATAAGGATAAAACTATATATAAGTTTTTTTATAAAAATTTGTATGGACACGAGCCACTATTTTTGAATTTGGGTAACAACGACTGCTATTGTTGTAATTCAAATACTTGCCAAAATATATGGTCTCCCTCGCTAACTATTAATTCTATAATACTAGAACAATTAGAAGTTCGATTTATTGAGACTTATTGCACTAAAGTCGGATATAACTATTTGTCAAATATTTATAATAACTTAATGCATAGTGTTTTAGGAAAATTACCTGAAGAAATTATTAGCGCTATTTTGAAATAACTTATTTTTAAATAGTTATTAATATTATATTAAACATAAAATATTAATAACTTAATAAACAATGTTTTCTGGTGCAAGAAAAAAGATGTATACTTATTTATCAGTAAATAAATATAAGAAATATAATAAATATAAGGAGAACTTAATAGACGAAACAAAACTAGGGCCTACTAAATTAGATTCTGAAGACAATGTTATGGAAACAACTATGGACTCTACTAGTCATAGTAGAGAAGAAGAAAAAAGTATGGACGTTATTAAACGCGAATTAGAAGAAAATGGTTATTGTGTTGTGCCTAATGTATATAATAGCGAAGAAATCGAGGAATATAAGAACGAATTTTTCAAATGGTATAAGACTACTCAAAATGTAGAACAATTACATACAATTATTCACGGAAATGGCATTTTTAAATATTTTGAAATAGGGCATCAACGTTTTGCGTGGTTGGCGCGAACTAATTCAAAAATTGTGAATATATTTAAAGGACTATGGAACACCGACGAATTAGTTACTGCTTTTGACGGATGTTGCTATTATGCAAGTGAGTTTGAAGGTAAGTCTAATTATTGGACACATACTGACCAGTCTTCACGAAAAAAAGGGCTCCATTGCTATCAATCATTTTTAAGCTTAACAAATAATAGCGAACGCACATTAATAGTATATAAAGGTAGTCATTTGCTTCACGAACATTATTTTAATACTATGAACATTGATGAGCCTTATGATTGGTGTATATTAGATGAGAATTATGTTAGTAATTTAGAAGATAAGAAAGTTTATGTTAATGTAAAGGCGGGTGACCTTGTGCTATGGGATTCGAGAACATTTCACCAAAATACTTGCGGGCATCCAAATTGTGGAGAAGAGAGATTAGTGCAATATTTATGCTATTTACCGAAAAATCATATAAAAAATGATAAAGCACAGTGCGCATTAAGACGAACTTGCTTTGAAGAAAGATATACTACAAGTCATTGGCCTTATCCATTAGCAATTGTTCCGGCTCAACCTCGCTACAATTATTATAATCCAGATAATAAAATAATTATTGATTATACTGAGTTAATGCCGCCTAGGCTAGATGATTTAAAAACAGAAATTGAAAAATTACTATAAATCTATGCTTATATTTTCTATAAGCCTTATTTTTTCAATTACTAGATCCTTATTATTGATAAAGAATTCGTGCAATGAATGCGTAAATATATACTTAATTAGTGTTTGGGTTATAAACATGATAAATTCGCGCAGGTTATTTTTTGTAAATATTTTCTCGCAAAAGTAATAATATAAAATACTTAATAATAAAGCTTCTTCATCATTATGGTTTAATATTTGTTTATCATTAATATAGTCAATCATAATAGAATTGAATGTTTTTTCAACTATTTTTTGATTTTTTAGCGGTGCAATTTGCTTTGGAATAATTAGTACAATTTTTTCGGAGCTTTTTTCTAGAGTTGGCTTTTTTCTATTGACCATTTCAGCAATATTTGCTGGTGCAGATTTGATTCGTTTCATATTATGTAATTATATTAATTAGTTATTTAATATAATTACTTAAAACTTAAATTCTTTTTTTATCAATTCTTTTTTTATCAATTCTTTTTTATCAATTCTTTTTATACAGTAAAAATTTAAACTTAGTGTTTCCTATTAATCCACGTCAGCAATGTCTGGTTCTTTAGCAAAATCTTGAGATTGAGATTGAGATTGAGGCTCGGGCATTCCGCCAGACATCATCTTTTCTTGCAAAGGCTTCATTGTTTCTTGAAAAGTTTTTAATCTAGTTTCATATTCTTCTTTTGAAGCATGGTGATTTTGCTCTAACCATTTAATATTTTCATCAATAACACTTGTTAATTTTTCTTTTAAAGTTTCATCAATTTGTTTAGAAGTCTTTTCATCGTTTAACGTCGATTTAAATTGATAAACAAGATTTTCAAAATTATTACGCGCTTCAATAACTTGTTTTGCTTTTATATCGTCGTCTTTAAATTTCTCAGCATCAGCCACCATTTTTTCAATGTCTTCTTTGCTTAAGCGGCCTTTATCATTTGTAACAGTAATACTGTCTGATTTTCCTGTGGATTTTTCACAAGCAGAAACATTTAAAATTCCATTTGCATCTAAATCATAACTAATTTCGATTTGTGGAACACCTCGCGGTAATGGCGGAATGCCTTTAAGCGTAAATTCGCCTAATTTATTATTATCTTTTGTAAATTGGCGCTCGCCTTCAAAAACTTGCACAGTAACAGCTGGCTGATTGTCGGCATATGTGCTAAATGTTTGCGATTTTTTTGTAGGAATTGTGCTATTGCGCTCTATGATTTTTGTCATAACGCCTCCGCTTGTTTCTACGCCTAGTGATAATGGTGCTACATCAAGAAGTAATAAATCATCGATTTTACTGTTTTTTACACCCGAAAGAATAGCTGCCTGAACCGCCGCCCCATAAGCAACCGCCTCATCTGGATTAATTGATTTGTTGAGCGCTTTACCATTAAAAAAATCGGTTAATTGATTTTGAATTTTAGGAATACGTGTGGAGCCGCCTACTAAAACAACCTCGTGAATTTCCGACTTGCTGATTTTGGCATCTTTTAGAACTTGCTCTACTGGCTCAAATGTTTTCCTGAAAAGGTCACCGCATAATTCTTCAAACCGCGCACGGTTTATTGTGCTAGTAAAATCAATACCTTCAAATAAACTGTCCACTTCTAAAGTCGCCTGTGTTGAAGCCGAAAGGGTCTTCTTTAAATTCTCGCAAGCTGTTTTTAAACGGCTTACTGCTCGTTTGCTTATACTTAAATCTTTTTTATGCTTGCGCTTGAATTCTTGAATAAAGTGTTGAACAAGACGCGTGTCAAAGTCTTCGCCTCCTAGTCGCGTATCTCCCGCTGTTGCCTTTACCTCAAATACACCGTCTTCAATACTTAAAAGAGTTACATCAAACGTGCCGCCGCCTAGATCATAAATTAATATGTGCTTTTCTTGACTGGACTTGGTTTGTTCAAGTCCATAAGCAATTGCTGCTGCGGTGGGCTCATTAATAATTCTTAATACGTTTAGACCTGCAATTGCTCCTGCATCTTTGGTGGATTGACGCTGTGCATCATTGAAATAGGCGGGCACGGTAATAACTGCACTATCTACTTTTGTACCTAAATATGCTTCCGCGGTTTCCTTCATTTTGATTAAAACCATTGAAGAAATCTCTTCTGGTTGAAAATCTTTTAGTTCGCCTTTATAGGTTGCTTGAATAATTGGTTTGTCGTTTTTATCAATTACTTTAAAAGGAAAATGCTTAATATCATCTTGGGTGCTTTTGTCGCTAAAAATGCGACCAATAAGACGTTTTGCGTCAAAAATGGTGTTTTCTGGATTTTGAGATGCCTGATTTTTGGCTGCATTTCCAATTAAACGATCAGTATCTGTGAACGCAACATATGAAGGTGTTGTTCTTGAACCTTGATCATTTGCAATAATCTCGCATTGTCCATCTTTCCATACTCCTACACACGAATATGTAGTTCCTAAATCAATACCAATAGCAACCATAACTCTATAAATGTTTTAAGTGTTATACTTTTAAATATTTTTTATAAACATTATAATAATTGTGGTGATTTATATTTATCTTCAATTAAAAATAGTAGTAAGTTTATTAGTCTGATTATTAATATGTCAACCCTTTTATTTAATAGCTGTAAATTATTTGCCATTGTTTTATTCATAGCTTCAAAACTGTGAAGATTTGAATCTGTTAATCTAATATTTGTTAAATCTGCATTTTTTAAAATTATATTTTGTTGTGCCAACATTAATATATTAATTAAGTTACTTGTTAATGACATAATTAATAATATATTATAAATTTAAATAGCAAACTATTTGAAATATAAATAGCAAAATTATATAAAATATAATATATAATATATAAATATATTTTATATGCTTAGTGAAAGTAAATTTGAAGAAAAGATTGATATGTTAACAAAGCAAATTAGTGAATTAAAAGAAAAAATCACTAAGTTAGAAACTATATTGCTAGTTAAATACAATTACAATGATTATAACGACTATAATATAAATAATGATGTAATTATGGATAATGCAATTGATAGAAGCATAAGTTTTTATGAGCCACCGCCATTAGCAAGACAAAACGCATTTAATAAATAGTTTTCTAAATTCTAGCACAAGCAGCTAGACACTCTCTTTTCTTATCAACATATGCTTTGGTATCTTCTACTTTTTCTTTTACTTCTTTTGTTTTAGTATTATATAAAGTTGTTGCTTCTTGCTTTGCTTTAGACCCAAAGATAGAGAAACTTTTTGTTAAATTATCACGTAGTCCATTAAAAAGAGAATATGGATTTAGTCCACCTACCATGATACGTTTAGTTGCATTTTTTCTGTATTTTTTTCTGTATGTTTTTTTCTTTCTTTTTCTTGTGCTATTTTTATAACTTGCCATATATATATATAATTTATTTTATATAAATTATAGCGTTTAATAATAGTTAATTGAAAAAAAATAGAATGTTTTTTTATTTACTAAATTATAAATTATAAATTATAAACAAACAAGAAGAGGAATTTAACAAACTGCTAATTCATTAGCATTATATTCCACATGCTGTGTAATGTTTGATACTAATTGAGGCTTAATGCTTGCATCAGTTACAACAATTCTGCCATTAGCATAGTCTTGTGGAAAATTAGCCATCAAATTTTCAATAACTTTAGCTGTTCCATAATATGGATGACTTAATTTTGGATGATGAGTAAAATTATGTCCTAATGTAATACATTTTACTCCATTAATAAACATAATATGGTGATTTTCTAAAACAAGTGTAATCATACTAGTTGAGGTATAACTATAAGTACTAAAATATTCTCCCGGAAAGATCCATTCTTCTGCTTTTCCATGAAGCCCATATTTAATAGGATGCCATGGAGTAATTAATACTCCATTTACATCAACATAATCCCTATAACCGGATGTAATCATTGTTTCCACAACACATAGCACTTTGGCCCCAACAACCTTGTTATTATTATCAATTGACTTAATAATATCAAACTTTTGGACGTCTTTTAGTAACTTTGAGGTTCCGTTAAACATAGCAATTGTGCAATACGAATCTACGCAACCACCACGAGGGTCATTATATGCCGACATTGAAATAGGTGCTGACACGGACCCTAAACTCCTATAGAACATATTTCCACTTGTTGGGTTATGAACGACTAATGAGGGTTTAGGCGGTTCAAGATTGTTGAAAATGTCGCTAGACTTGTCTACAAGTTCATCGAAAATCGCTCCGCCAAACATACAGCCTTCATCCTTAAAATTGGGCTTGATTTGCTGATTAAGCGAGCGTGAAAGCTGGTCTAAATAAAACTCTCCCCAACGCTTAAAATATTTCTGGTCAATTGCTAGCTTAACTTGGCCAATATTTGCGAAGTCGCCTTTAATATTTTTCAGAAGACCATTTACAAATTCTGCGCTGCTTGCGCATTTATTTGCTTCTAATAGCTTAACTAACTCATCATAGCAAGCTTGAGTGCTTAAAATATTGCCAATCCGTGTACAATTAATCATTTTTCTAATATATTCTACACTAGTAGCCCTAAAGCTGTGGCTAATTAGTGCCTCATTATTTACGCAACGCGCAATAGATGCACCATTTACGCTGGTTGTTGCTGAACTGATTGCTTCATTTCCAATACTATATGTGTAATAATAATCAAAATCCATTTTATCTTCAACATTTAAAACAATAGCTCGCTCTTGCTGGAGTTGAACTGTTCCAATATCATAAACATATTTTTGATTAATTGGGTCGTAACTATAGGCGTAATCGCCGACCAATAAATTGCCGAATGTTGCGCTATTATGCTCCTTAGGAATAACGTGGAGCTGTAAGTTCATAACAACAGTGCACAAAATAGTTGCAATAAAGTTACAAAACACTGTTGCAATCATGTTGCCGTCTGGAATATGCGCATTTCCACCATTGGAATATTTGGCAAGATCATATAATAAAGTGGGCTGTAAATTGTAACCGAACCCAAATGTATAAATTGGGGTCGTAAAATTCTTGTTTTTTCTTAGACGCTTGAGTGTTTCGACCTCTCCGTGAGCGGGTGAAACATTAGGAATACCATCTGTAAGCATTAAAATGGCGCTGTTTCTTGATTTGTCATCGCGAGCCTCTAAAATTTGCAGTGCTCTTTCAAGTGCGCCCCAAATGTTTGTTTGGCCGCCTGGTTTAATAGTATTAATAGACGCCATAATTTGCACTTTGTTTGCATCTGTTGCGCACATAAGAGGCGTTACAACATCAATAATATTGTCAAATTTAATAATACAAATGCGGGATTGCGGGTCTAGTGTTTGGACAACTGTTTTTGCTGAATGATTAACAATGTCCTGAATTGACAGCCCATTTTCAAGATTTTTTCCATTAACATCTTTTGCTTCAACTTGTGTATTCATTGAACCGGAGCGGTCAATAACTAGCACAATATCTTGTGAAAGGTGGTTATTGCTTTCACCATTTACATTGAACGTTAACAGTAATTTATTGCTAATTGTGCTGTTACTAGTCATAGTGTGGTCTAAAGTGAGTTTCTTTTCTGGAGTTGGAACAGGAGTTGGAACAGGACTAGGCCTAGGACTAGCACCCATCCACGCATTGTAATTATCACACAAAAATCTGAGCGCAACATTTGGTTTTAAATCATTAACAGTCATACGTTGGCGTGTCATAGGTGACTCTTGTTTAATAGCTAAAGCACTCATAATAGCACTACGCTCATAAGTATGACCATCACATCCTTGAACCGGGTCTTTCATAACACACTGCGTAATAGGGCACGTAATAGTTTCGAGAATAGCATTAGAGTTAAAGGCTTGCATAGTATAATACTTAATAAGCTAATAACTTAGCTTAGTAATCAATTTTTTTCTTGTATTTCTTGTATTTCTAGTATTTCTATTTTTTAAAAATTGAATAAAATAATGTTTTATTCTATTTTTAAAATTACTAACTTTAAAATGGAAACAGGAACAGAAACAGAACTAACAATTGCTAATGCTAATGCTAATGCTAATGCTAATGCTAATGCTAATGCTAATGCTAATGCTAATACTAGCATCGAAAAAACACAAGTTAAAGACGTTTATGAAGAAATAGCTGACCATTTTGATAATAGTCGTCTCTATAAATGGCAATGGGTAAATACATTTTTAAATGAATTGAGAAAAGACGCAACAGTATATGATATTGGTTGCGGAAATGGTCGCAATATGGCAAATAATAATGCAAAAAATCTTAATTTTATTGGAGTTGATAATTGTGAAAACTTTGTTAAAATTTGTAAAGCTAAAAATTTAAATGTGCTTTGTGGAAATATAACTGCAATTCCTTGTCCTAGTGCTAGCGCTGATGCCCTAATGTGCATTGCTGTTTTTCATCATCTAGAAAGTAAAGAGCACAGGGTAAAAGCCTTATTAGAAATGAAGAGATTATTAAAGCCTAATGGCAAAATTTTATTGTCTGTATGGTCTATAAATCAACCGCCAAAAACACGACGATGTTTTAATAATTATGGAAATAATATTGTATTATGGAATAAATTTGGAAAGATTTATGAGCGGTTTTATTACATTTATAAGCTTGACGAATTAAAGCAACTATTTAACTTATGCGGATTAACCATTACAAATTATGACTATGATTGTGGTAATGAAATATTTACGCTAGTTAAAAGTTAGCACTCTAAGCTTTTATATGTTTCCATTTTTTCTTTTTTCTTTAAATTGTTTTTATTTATCTTTTTTATCTTTTAAAAAAATGTTTATTTACTTACAAAAGCCATATGAATAAATAATGACTGCGACAATTCCTAATATAAAACCTAAATGAAATTTAAACTGCATTTTTTTATAAATGTTTAGCCAACCTTGTATTTGTGTTTTGTCATTTAAATGTAGCAACATATAGTCGGTTTTAGGATATAATATATAAAATAAGTAGTTAGTAACAAAAGTAATACTAGCAATCATACAAATTTTAGGTAGTGTAGATGATTTGCTGTTTTTTGAAAACAGTAATTTGTTTCCAAAATACACAGCTATAAACGATAGCACAATTCCTAAAAGAAAACCGCCATAATATATTTTCTTGCGTTCATCTATTAACTTTTCATATAATACTTGTTGCTCTTGTGTTAATGTATTTTTAAATTCTTGTTTATGATTGTCATTAGAGCATGAAAACATAGTATAAATATTGGCAATTAGAAAAACCGAGGCAAACATACAAGACCCATAACACACCATTTATATTAATATAATATTAACTTGTTAAAATATTAACTTGTTAAAATATTATTATATATATTATTATATTAACTTGTTAAAATATTAACTTGTTAAAATATTAACTTGTTAAAATATTATATATTTTTTGATATATAATATATAATATATGGATTTAAATATTGAAAATTATAGCATTGAGGAAATATTAAACATATTGCATATTGATGTTAAATCTCTCGAAAATGCTGATTTAAATCAGGAAATTTTATATACTAAATTGCAAACTAAAATAGCTAAGTTGCGAAACAGCGATAATAGCGAAATAAGCGAAAACAAGGCACATCTTGTGGATTTTTTTTATCAATGCTTCATTAAAGTCAATAAATTGCTAGAAGAAAAACAGAAAAATATTCTCATTGTTCAAGACGACCATAATATAATTAAGCACACTGAATCTAAAAAAGTGGAATCTTATCCAGTAAATGTTAAAAGTGGATTAATAAACCCTTTAACAATTAAAACACTTAAAAAGGTTTTAAATATTGACACGCGTTTTAGAGACAATTATGAAAACTCTAGTTCAACCGATTTTGTAATAAATCTCCCGACTGCTTTTAAGAAAGTTCTCTCACTCCAAGTAATAAGTTATCAACTTCCGTATACTATTTATTGTATATCGAAAAAAATGGGGTCGCATTCATTTTATGTAGACTCTAGCTTAATAGAAATAAATGATGGTGCTTATGATGAAAACTCATTGGTTATAGAAATAAATAGCAAATTGCCTAGCGACATTTCTCTCGTTTATAATTCGCTAAGTGCCAAGTTTTCCTTTACAAGTCTTAATAACAAAGTGTTTAGTTTAAAATTCGATTATATTGAAAATGATTCTATGAATTATAATATAGCAACAAATATTGATAAAAATCAATTGACATTAGGCTGGATAATGGGGTTTAGAAATAATAGAATAATTAAAAATGGAAAACAAATTACTATAAAATATGAAGGTTCTAAAAGTTATGAGTCAGAATATTGTTATGATGGTGGTCTTACTAAAAAATATTATTTGCTATCAGTAAATGATTATCAAAACAATCATAATAATGTTTTTGTATCGGCGTTTAAATATCAAACCTTAACAGATAATAATATATTATGTAAAATGGCGAATTCTAAGGAATATGGAGCAAAACCTCTATTATATCCAAAAAGAATATATTTTGGTCCAACAAATATTAATAAACTGCATATAAAAATTTATGATGAATATGGTAGAATATTAGATGTAAATAATGGCGATTTAACTATTGAATTAGAATGTGAAGTTTTATACGATTTATAATATTTATAATATTTATAATATTTATAACTTTTTGTGTTATAACTTTACTTGGTAACTAGCTTAGTTGCTTGTATGACTAGTTCTAAGTCAAATGTAAATTCTTCTTGTATAGATTGAACTAATAGTCCATAATTATCGATGATTTTAATATTGAAACTAGACAAATTTATTGGACCGCTATATTGCCTAACATTATTTTTATTGTCATTGTTGTCTAGGGTTTCATATATATAATTGTTTGTGTCTATTGTCTTTTTATGTGTATTTATTTTGGCTAATATTTTATCACTTGAGAGATTATTGTTTAAAAATAGCTGATGTGTTTCAACAATTGCGTTTTGATTTTCATCAAAGCAAAAATAGATTGGAGTGCTTAATGTATTATATGTTTTAGGACCTGTTATACTATTTACTGTATTATAAATAGTATTATTGAAACCTAATATAGTAGCTAGTGAATAGGGTGGAATATAATTTGTTAAAAAATCTATTTCATAATAGTTAAATTTATTATTAATGTTGTTAATATAATTTTTGCTTAAATCAAAGGTGCATATTTGAGAATTTTTATTGATTGAAAAAGTTAGTGAATTAATAAAGAGTGTGTTGCTAGAATCTATTGATCCTCCTGAAATAGTAATGCTAGTATTTTTAAATTTATTATTTAAAAAATTCTCCATTTCTGTAGGGTCATCATAATATCCGTTATCTATTACTATTGAATATGAAAAATCAACTTTTTTTGTGCTATCATATTTTTTAACTATAAAGCTATTATTTGATTTTGTGCTGTGGATTAAAAAAGGTTTTCTAATATTTAATGAAGTTAATTTGCATTGAATTACATTATTTATTGTATTATTTAACATAATTTTACAATCTGTTGGTAATGCATTGGCAATAAATTTATTAATTCTATAAGTTGTATTGAAGTATAAATTTTTATATATGTGATAAGTTTCTATTACTTCGCTATTAATTGTTGGATTTAAATTTGGATTTAAATTTGGATTTGAATTTGAATTTGAATTAGAATTTGAATTTGAATTTAAATTTAAATTTGAATTTGAATTAGAATTTGAATTTGAATTTGAATTAGAATTAGAATTAGAATTTGAATAGTTTACATATGTTTCTATTACATTAACATCATAATCGTCTTCGTCGTCTTCGTCGTCTTCGTCGTCTTCTTGTTCTTGTTGTTCTTCTTGTGTAATACTATTATTAGTAAAGTGTTCTTTAATAACTGGCTCAATATTAGCATTAGCATTAGAGTGTAAATAATCATCTAAATTAGCGTCTGCAACTGTTAAATAGTTTAATAATTTATTTTGTGCTTGTAAAAAAAAAGCTTTAATAGGTTCATTGTTTTTAAAAACACTATTATTTAAATCGTGAACTTTTACTAGTATATGTTCTCGTGATAACTCATCTAATTCGAGTAAATTATATAGTTCATTAATAGTATAATCTTCAATAGATGTATTAAAATCTTCATATGAATTGCTAGATGACATTATTTATTTATTTATAAATAAACTATATTAGTTTAATTAACTATTTTTATATTTTTAATAGTTACAAATCTATTTTTATACATAGTTATTAAAAATTTGACAAAATCAAATTCTTCATTATTTACTACTTTTTTGGGTAATTTTTGAATACCCTGTCCTCGTTTGCAGTGATATGCTGATTTAAATAAATAGTCTTCTAGCAATGTTATTACTTCATTTTCGTAACTAGTAAAATTTTTTCTATCAATTCTATAATTTGATTTGTATATAAACCGATTATAGTTATTGTCTGCATAAATTTTATAGTATTTTCTATTTTCTCTTGCAAGATTATTTTTAATAATACCTATTCCTTCTATAGTATTATTAGTATTGTTCATTTCTAATACTAATAATTGAGAGTCGGGGTCTAGCGACCCACTAATTTTTACAGGTGTTCCATAAATACACCCTATTGAGTTATTATTTTTTATAATCCAAGCTCTATTTTCATTAAATGTTGACACGTTAAATCGTGTTACACATATTTCCATTTCCATTATTTGATTTATTTATTTATAAGACACTATAGATAAATAAATAAAATATGCATAAATTTATCAATTTTTGTTTTTTTTGTTATTTGTTGCTTTCTTTAAGTTCTTAAGGCTCTTGTTGTTGTTTCAAATAATAGCATGCTATAGTAATATTAGTTTCTGACGCTTCAATATTTTTTTTAATAATGTTAATTTTTTCATCATCAGAATAATCTTGTATTAAATCATTGTTTATTGAATATAAAAATTTATAGTTATTTATAGTTTCATAAAGTTCGCAATAACCTTCAATATTTTTTGGATTAGTGCTATTTATTATTATATAACCATCGACCAATGATATATTTAAATTTAAACTATTATTAACTAATGGGATTGTAAATTGCTGCATATTTTTTTCTTGAATTGATATTATTTCAGTAGTTATTTTTATAATATTTAGCTCACGCTCTTGAAAAAGGTCTAATAATATATTTTCAATCATTGCTGAATTATATTCTTCACCACATAGCGTTTTCATATGTTCTCTTATTTTTGCTTTAATGCTTTTTGAATTATTGGAATAATATTCTTCCATAATACTTACTAATGTAGAACGTTGTAGCGTTAATAATTTGTGTGATTGTAAATATTTTTTATATTCATCTTCTATAATATTAAATACATAAGATTTTATACTTTCTAAAATATTTAATTTTGACATTACTTATATTAATTATATTATAACGTATTAAATATTTAATACATTATTTAATTCATTATATTAAATTTTATATATTAAATTTAATATATTAAATTTAATATATAAAATTTAAAAGTAAATATATATAAATTCTTAAATATATAAAAATGAATGCGCTATTTAAAGTATATAATAAATTATGTGTGCTATTTTGTAAGATTAAGTATATAATTTATTTTAATATATTTTTAAATGTATTGCTTATAAATTATTTGTATTATAAAGTTTGGAATGTTTTAAATAATAACCTAGCATTAGCATTAAATTATACTATTAAACTAAATGGATGTGTTATAATCAAATTGATACAGTGGCTTAACACTAATTTAGAATTATTGCTCATTAATTCGCATAATTATGATTTTTTATCTAAATTGTTTTCACGCTATTATGAAGATTGCCCTATTCATCAATTAAAATATACTAAAGACTTGTTTTTAAAGGAGTTTGGTGTTGAATTTGATGATTATTTTGAACTAGATACTAGTTTTTCAATAAAGTCCGGTTCAGTTGCGCAAGTATATAAAGGTTTGATTAAAGCTAATGCTAATACAAATACAGATGCTAATGTTAATCCTAATGCTGCTACTGTTGCTATTAAAGTTGTTCATCCTGAAATAGAGTATCAATTAATATGTCCAGTATATTTTGTAAAATTATATACATACTTGGTGACAAACTTTAAATGCCTTTATAAATATGATATTATTCTAGATTTAAATGCATTTTTTAGTAATTTAAAAAAGCAAATAAATATGGAAAACGAGTATAAAAATAATGAGTATTTTTATAATACTTATTGCAATAATAATATTATACTTATTCCAAAACCTTTAATGAAAAGTAAAAATTTTTTAGTAATGGAATTTGTTGAAGGCGAACAATTTGAAAAATTAGACGTTAGCGATTATAAAAAACAAATTATTATTTCATTTATGAGTATATTTATGAAAAATACTTTTATATATGGTAAATATGTCCATTGTGATTTACATCAAGCAAATTGGAAGATTTATAAAGAAATAAATAAAAATAATGATGAAACAAATTTTAATGATGAAACAGATTTTAATTATAAAATTATTATTTATGATTTTGGTTATGTAGTAGAAAATACAATAAATGATACTTTGAAAAATATATGTTATTGTTTAGATACTAATAATATACAGGGATTAGGAAATTTATTATTTGATAATATAAAAAATATAAACAATGACACTAGCAATATTAGCTTTAAGGAAGATTTTATAGCAAGATATAAAAAGCATAATGTAATGGCTTATCCGTATTCAGATAGTTTAATAGCAACAGCTATTAATTTTTGCTATATTAATGGATATAAATTAAATAATGATTTATTGGATTTTTTTGTTTCTGTAATATTGCTTAATAAGCATTTTAATAAATATTTATTTTTAAATTATGATGAAACTAGCTATGATGATGATGTGTATTGCAAATATGTTTATGATACAAATATGTTTTATATGAGTATATGTGAAAAATATGATGTATTTTCCGGTATAAAAGAATTTATATATGCTACCTATATAAATAATCCATATTTCTCAAAAAGAATAAAATATACAAACACATATTTTAATAGTTTAAAAAACACTAGTGTTACTAGTTCTCTAAATCATAATGCTATTGACATTTAAGGTCATTGACATTTAAGGTCATTAACATTTAAGGTCATTGACATTTAAAGCAAGCAGTATATAATATTATATTAGGTTGTTTGTTTAAATCTAATATATTATTAGAATTATTAGAATTATTAGAATTATTAGATTTCCATATTATCCATCCAGACCCATTACAATAATAACACCCATTACAATTATGGGTTTTAATGCGATTAATAGTATGTTTTAAACTTTCTTCATATACATATTTTTTTGCACTATGCATATTTCTCACTTTACATAGAGTGGCTAATTTGTTATATAGCATATTATATAGCATATTATATAGCATATTATATAATATATTATATAATATGTGCTTGCAAATTATTAGCCATTTCAATTTTTTATTGTTTTAATTATTTTAATTATTTGCTTAAAAAAATTGAGATTTGTTATTTAAATTGTTTATAAATAATTAATAATAAACTATTTAAAGAATATGGAACAGGAACTAAGTTTGGATTTGGATTTGGATTTATTTTTATGTGAAATTGACAAAGCTATTTTGAGCGGGCACACAATTTATATTACAAATGCTATTAAAAAATATGAAAATGTTATAGCTAAGTCTTATATAGTATGGGCAAATTCTATTGCTTTACAAATAGTTGAGGAACAATTAGACGAATTATTGATTTAGAAATTAATATGTTATAATATATATATAAGATTAAATGAGCACAGAAGAAGTTTATATGGCAGAGAGCTTAAAGTTTATAAACTCTTATAAAAACTATTTTACACCAGTATTAAGTAATATTGCGAGTAATTTGAATGCTAATAATGAACTAATGATTACTATGAACACAATGAAAGAAAAAATGAAAACAGATAACACTAACTCAAATTTGAAAGAACTGATAACTCTGTTATTAGCATATGGTGTTCATAGTGATAAAGTAACTGAGTATAATACTAATGGTGTTATAGATCACACAGCATATGTAAAACAAACTTTAGAACTTATGAATATAGAAGGGTCTAAAGAGAGATATTATAAGCTATTATTCATGGTTATGCAAGATATGAAGGCCAACGCAAATTTAATGAGTTTGGTACAAAAAAATGATGAATGGAAAAAAATGGTAGGTATGTTGATACCTAAAGGCGCACTTGTGAAAATAAGAGAGGGCATTAGCATTATTGAAGGAGTTTCAAAATCTTCGTTATCAGCAATAAACAACAAAAAAACTCCTATTACAAGTAATCAGCTTACTGGCACTGTAGTAAGAAGAGCAAAGTTGACGGGTGATATATATGGAGGGGAATTTTTAAAAATAGTGTCACTACCAAAAGATATTCTACGCCATAAAAAATATCATAAAAAAGAATTCAAGCCCGAAGAAATCGAATTGTATGAGCCAAAAGCAGAAACATCAGAAAAAGGAGCATTAGAAGAACAACAAGTACCAGCAGTACCAGCACTACCAGAAGCATCACCAGTAGAAGCATCACCAGAACAAGTCAAACCAGAAATCATAGGAGGCGGTCGGCAAAGAATAACTAGAAAACATAAAAATTATATTATAAGCAGTGCCAGAAAAACTAGAACAAATCGTTAAAAATATTACAATAGTATTATTAAAATAAACGCGACTTTAGAAAAAATAATATTAACTATTAATATTTTTTAAATACTTTATATATATATATATATATATATATAAGAAATGGACGCTAATGGAGAACCTGAAAAATTTGATAATATTGGTCAATCTTTAACGCAGAACATGCTTGATAACTCAACGATTCATACGACTAAAGAAATATCAATCGAAAGATTAAACGAAATTTTGTTAGATAAATCGAAAATGGAACAGCTTCAACCACTAATAGCGGACGTGGTAAAAAAAGCATTATCCATAGAGGGTCTAAGAGATAAAATTACTACGTTATTTAAAAGTACAGATAACCAAGAACTTGCTGATGCTTTAGATACGTTACAAAACAAATTGCTAATACTTGCTCGTAAAGGAAATATAGATCTCAAGGGAGGAAAAAAAAGAAAAAGCAAAAAAAGAAATTATTATAAAAAGAGAAGAGCCACTAAATATAGATAATCAATCATAGGTAATCGCTAAAATTATAATTATATAAAATAATTGTAGTTTGCAAAGCTGTTGTTTATAATTGTTTCTTCATTGCTAGAGAAATTAAAAAAGTTAATTATTAATTTCTCTCGACTTACAGGTTCGCTATTTAATAAGTTTGGAAAGTCTGGCAGTTTAGTAATAGCTGGTATAAATTGAAAAGCATAGCGTTCCAAATAGCGCATTCTATAATTGGTTGTTGAAAATATAAATAATGCTATTTTAGTTGAGAGAAACGCTTGTATTTGTTTTAATTCGTTTAGAGAATAATCTGCGCTAGTTAAAATGTAATTATCGCGTGCACATATTCCGTATATACCTGAGCTATCTAAATATGGAAATCCATACATTTTATGTGCTAATATTAATTTTGGTTGGTTTGCATAATGTTGTAAATTATTTGAATAATTTATAATTAATAGCGGTGTTTTTTTGTGGAGCTTTGTGGTTTGAATATTAACATTAGCATTAGCATTAGGATTGTCATTGTAAAATAGTGAATTTTTTGGTGGGCTATTTGACTTATAAACTTTTAAGTGTCCTACTTTATCTACATAAGTTAATAATTTATTTATAATACTTATTCCGTTAGTTGGTATAGGATAGTTAGCTCTTAAAACATAATTAACAAAGCATTTATTAAGTTTATCATAAATAGCTAAAGTTGGTTGTGTTGTTTCTTCTTTTTCTTCTTTTATTTTTAAGTGCCCATAAAAGAAGCAAGTGGGTGTTTGTGCTTTATATAAAAATGCCTTTTGTGTTTCGCTAGTGTTCAAGCAGTGCAATTTTTCTATGACAAAATTGCTATGTAATAATGAATAATATAGTCCTGCTTTATCTGGTTTTAACCATAATGAAGGAATAATTAGCGCCAAGTGTCCGCTAGGGTTTAATAGTGACAAACTCTTTTTAACAAAATCTACATAAATTTGCTTACCATCATTATTTTTTTTGAGAGATTTGTTTGTAGGTGTTTTTAGTGCTCCGTTTATATTATATGGTGGATTGCCTATTATAAAGTCAAAGTGGTTAAGGTCTTTGTTTAATAAAAGAAAATCGCTAGTTATTATGTTTGCATCTGGAGAGAATAGGTCGCTCAATTTTTCAATATGTGGCGGATAAATTTCGCACATAGTGATCATATTTTTTATAATATGACTTCTTCGACTTTCCAAATTAGGAAATGTGGTGGCCAAATGAGTTACTAATCTATTATAAAGATTAAGCGAAAATGCCCCATTTCCTGCTCCAACGTCTAGCCATTTTAGGTGCGGATTTTCATAATAGTGCTTAGGTATTAAGTCTAAAATCTGGTCAACTAATGGCTCAGGAGTATAAACTATTCCATAATTGTTTTTGGCGTCATTTGCTATTGCTGTTGCCATAAAAAAAGTTATTATTATATGTATTAATGTTTTAATTATATATATTAAAACATATTAAAAGCATAATAGCAAAATTTAATGATTGTTGGTACTTGCGTTAGTCCATTGTTTGAATAAAGCTAACAATAAATCTCTCGTTTTTAATAATTGAATTAATTAAAGGTTTATAAAATTCTCTGAATGCTACTTGGGACTTATCTTCTTTTAATTTTGATAATGGATACCACTGGATTTGCTTTTTTTCAAATAGTCCATTGTGTTCAATATCGATTTTGTCCTTTAGATGTAGCTCTGCAAATCTATTTACATTTGAAAAATAATAGGGCAGTTTTTTATCATAATTTGTTTTGAAAATGTAGCTAGTATATTTATCATAACTAATTGAAATAATCATATTGCTTGTAACTAAAGCTTCAAATTCGTTTTCATCGCCTAAAAATCCGTTTAATTCTTCGGTTCCTTCTCTAATTGCTGTTTTAAATGGTTTTTCGCCTTTGTGTGCGCTTCCGCCAAAGTCCGCCCATAAGTTATTTTTTCTCTCTTGTCCTAATAATAGGAATAATGCTCCTTTATATAGTGTTACTGGTAATACACCTGCTCCCATTATTATAAATTGATTTGCTGTTATTAAAAAAGAAATTTTTTAAATCAATTTTTAGTTTTAGTTTTAGTTTTTGTTTTTGTTTTAGTTTTTACGGAAAAAAAAAGGTAAGGCTTTTTATGGCTTTTTTTAAAGACTTTTTAATGTTTAACAATCCGACGACTCGACATGATTGCACTTGGCCATCTTGTTCGGATACGTCTGCGTTGGCTTCTTTTCATAGAACACAAACGGATTGAGCACGTGAGTTTTGAATTCACTTTTGACCTCCTGTGTCTTGAGAACCTCATAGTTCGGGTTAGGAACACGGCTATGAGCATTCTTGTTAACAAGAAGAGGCCAAAACTTGGCGCCAGTGTACACAAGACGGCTTTTTGTGGTCGGGTCCAAAATGTCTTCATGCAGTGCCTTCGACACATCATTGTCAAACCATTCATCGAAGTGAAGAAATGCTTCACGGCGATTTTTAACAGTGTTCTTAACGAAGTCAACCCTCATCACCTTGCCGATGTTGTGGTCTTGAAACATCTTGATGATGTACTGCTCGCTCGTCTCCGCATCAATAACAGGAATGTAAAGGGAAAGAACGGACATTGTGCTTTGAGTTGCTTAGTATTTGATTATAGAGACCTTATATTTTTAATGGACTAAACAAATCAATTTTTTTTACATATAGCAAAATTTATTTAAAAATTGATTATTTTATTATTAATAATTAATAATAATTAATAATAATTAATTAATCATTAATAATAGTTATGACAAAGCGCAATAGTAATGATTTTAAGAATGTATTTGAACCTATTTTAGCGAATAAATATGTGTATTATGATATATTTACTAATACTAATAATGGCGATAAGATTGTAATAATGGACAATCATATATGTTTTAATTCGACAATTAATAGTCAAAGCATTGCTACATTAATAAAGTTTATTAATAACATTATTAGCAATAAGCATTTATTTTCTAGCTTTAAAATTTATTTGCATATTAACAGCAAAGGCGGTTGCTTTAGCGACTTAGTGCAGTTTATTAAGTTTAAAAAAGAATGTGTTCATGAAATCATTTCTATTATTGATAAAGATTGCTATGATAGTGGATTTGTGTTGGCTTCATTATGTAATTATAGGATTATTAATAAAAATGCCAAAGTGTATTATTCTAAATTTATTATTAGTGAAAAGGGGGACTATTATTGGAATTATTTTGCACAATGCTCAAATGCGGAAATAGACAACTTAAAGAAATTATTTTACGATATTATGTGTAATCTTGTAGAGTCTAATTTAACACGTGAAAAATTAGATGGTTATTTTCTAAAAAATGATTTGCAAGTTTGGGATTGTAAAAAATATAAGAAATTAGGTTTAGCTGACGAGATTGTGTAAGAGAAAATTTGAAGGGCAAATATTTATTTTTTTCTTTTTCTTTTTCTTTTTCTTTTCTTCTTCTTTTTTATATTTAAAAAATTGATAATAAAATGCTATTGAATTAGTGATATAATCTTGCAATGACTGCAAATATTGAGGATTATTTAGTTAATAAAAACGCAGTTATTATTAGTGACCTTAACAATATTGATATTTCAACATTAGACATTAAAAAATGCAAAATCATTTTTGAAAATCTATTAGCTTGGTTGGCTGCTAATCCTGACTATTTAACTATGGCAAATAGTCAAGAATTGTATAAGCAATTTGAGCGAGTGTTTAATAAAGAAACGCGATTATCTAAAATAGTAAATATTAAAAAATCTATTTTGCTAAACGTGTTTAATAATCTTGTGACTGTTTCGGATTTTGAGCCTAGTTTAAGACCGCATTTTGATTTATTAAAACTGCTTTTGCGAAAGAAACCTATGCGCAATATTTCAGGTATTACAAGTATTACGCTGCTTACTGCTCCATTTCCTGATGGACAAAAATTCAGTTGTAAGCATAATTGCTATTACTGTCCTAATGAACCTGCACACGAAGGCAATAATTGGCAAGCACAACCGCGAAGCTATTTATATTATGAACCAGCCGTATTACGAGCAAATCAGCAAAAATTCAAGGCAATTGGCCAAATGCTCAGCAGGCTCGACACATATTTTAATAATGGTCACGTAATTGATAAGTTAGAAATTATTATTGAAGGTGGCACATATACTGAATATCCTGTTGGTTATTTGGAGCGGTTTCATAGGGACATATTTTATGTGGCAAATATTTATTTTGACTTGCGTAAGCTATATATAAATTATGATACTTGTGTAAATGACAAACTTGATATTAGTTTATTAGAGGCTGTGCGGTGTCCGCTGTCTATAGAAGAAGAAATTAAAATTAATAAGACTGCCCGAGTTCATATTATTGGCATATGTATTGAAACGCGGCCTGACGCATTAGACGATGAATGGTTGTGGCGATTTAGGCGCTGGGGTGTTACACGTATTCAGCTAGGAGCGCAACACGTGGACAATGCTATTTTAAAAAAGATTAATCGTGGTCATAGTGTTGAGCAGTTGCTAGATGCATTGCGTTATTTGAAAGATAATTGTTTCAAAGTGGATATTCATATTATGCCTGATTTGCCTGGTGCAAGTGTGGAAATCGATAAGGCTATGTTTGATTATGTGTATAGTGTTGTGTGTCCCGACCAAATGAAGGTTTATCCGTGTCAAACTGTGCCGTGGACGGTTATTCAAAAATGGCACACTGAAGGAACCTATGTTCCGTATTTTGACAAAGACCCTAAATTGCTTATTGATGTTGTGCGCTATGCTATGGAAACTTGCCCTAACTGGATTAGGCTGCCGCGCGTTATTCGCGATATTCCGTGTGGAGTATATGTCGAAGGCGGAAATAATATAGGCAATATGCGTCAAATTATTGATGCTATGTTGCAAGGTGACGGAGTGTGTTCTAAAGATATTCGAGCGCGCGAAATTGGTCGTAATGCGTCTTATTATAATAAGGCAGGGGCTTATAATTGCTATAAATATAGGGGCAATTGCGGTGACGATTATTTTATTGCATATGAAAGCGTGGATAAAAAAGCGCTGTTTGGTTTTATTAGATTGCGTTGCGTTGACCAAAAAAATAATAAAATCATTTTTGATATTCTTAGGGGTCGTGGGCTTATTCGCGAATTGCACGTATATGGCGACACTATTGCGGTTAATAGTATTGCGAAAAGTGGCTGCCAACATAGCGGTATTGGGTCGGGACTGCTTAATTATGCTGAAATAGTAGCTATGGAAAACGGGCTTTGCGGGATTGTGGTAATTAGCGGTGAAGGAGTTAAGGCATATTATGAAAAAAAAGGATATAAAGAGGTTAATACGTTTATGGTTAAAGATTTTTGGACTATTTATATTGTGTTTTATTATAGTAGGCGACTATTTTTAGATTTTATGTTTTGTTATGGCTATATTATGTGTGTTCTATGTTTTATAGTGTGTTCTATGTTTTATAGTCTATGCATTGTTTGTGGGCTTGGTGGTGGTGCGCTTGGATAAATGGGTTCTTTTGCTTTATCTTCATCTAATAACATAATAGCCATTGCTGAATAATTATGTAGGTCGATTAGTGTATCTCTTAGCGTTTCGCTATCTACAAGAGAAATTGAGCTATTTGTGATTGATTGTGCGCGTAAAATCTTGTCGCCCATTCGAACTAATACGCCAATTACTCCATAGCTAGCAAATGCATCTCCATAATCACTATTTTTTCTCTTAAATAATTCTAAGCCTTCGCTTTGAACTTTTGCCATTTGCATTACGCGATAGTCTGTGTTTGTGGTCATATTAAATATTATTTATGATTTAGAACAATAAATAATATTTATATCAATTTTAATAAATTTATTTTTGCGTTTCACTTTTTGTCGTTTCACTTACCTCCGCACGATTTACAAGATTTATTTCCTTGAATAAATAGAGGTAAGAAATTTCTATTAGCAGTTGTTCCTAGACGTAACATAGGCTGTGCTTGTAATTGTGTTCCTAAACGGCTCTGAATATAAATTGACTGATTAGTTATTACATCGCGTTGTGTTTGCAGGTTCATTTTCATAAGTGGCATGCTATGTTTTTAGATATACATTAGAATATTTTTATAGTTAAATAGTTAAATAGTTTTAATATTTTTAGCAATTAGTAATACAATCATTATTTTGAGTAATTAGCGAATAATACTTAGTTTTATTGCCTTGTAAAGGGATTTGTTGGCTGGATTGCGTTTTTAATGTGGTCGATTTCTTTTTTGCTAAATATCTGTCATATGAATTATGTTTAATATCAACTCCGTAATTTGCTCCTGTTTTTTTCTCTGTTCGGTCGCTAGCATTATGCCATGCTTTAGTATGTGATTGGTTAATAGCTTGCGAAACGGCTAAAGAACCTAATACTTGTGTATAATTGGCCGCCGACGTATGTAATTGGTCTTGTATTGCTTTTTGTATTTGAATTGCGTTGTGAGAGGTTAGGTCATCTATTGGGCTAGTTAATGGTTTTTTATATTTGAAAGCTAAATTATTGTTGCTCGAAAATTGAGTGTTACAATTAGACACATTTGAAAAGGGGTGTATTAAAAAAGCTGCCTTAGACTCTAAATATATATTGTTGGGTTGTGATGAGCTATTACGAATAAGAGTATCGCTTATGTCGCAAGTTAGTATATGATAGCTATATACAAATGAATTGTTGCATATATCACGTTTTATTTTACTAGAACTATAATTATATTTAGTGTCAGGAATAGGCATATTATTATAAAACTATATTTTTATTTTTTTTTTACTTTGTATTTACTTTGTATTTACTTTGTATTTACTTTGTATATATTTATATTTAAAAAATTGAGTAATTAGCAAGTGTTAAGCTAATTAGCAAGTGTTAAGCTAATTAGCAAGTCTTTGCTATGAATATGTGCAGAGAGACTAAAGGCTTATATAATTGTAGTTATTGCAATAAAAATTATATTCGCAAAAGTGCGTATAATAATCACTTAATAAAATGTAAATATGCGACTAAGCAATATAAATCTGCATCTAAGCCATTAGTTTCAGAAACAGAAAGTTTAACATTAGAAAGCTTGTGTCGCGATGTAAATATACAAAATTTATTTACTATGGTAATAATGTTACATAATAAATATGATAAGCTGGAGTCAGAATACAATGAATTGAAAAAATATGTAAGTGTTGTTAAAAATAAGATAAATATATTGGACTATTTAAACGAAAATTTTAAGCATGACTTTTTGAGAAGCGGCGCTAATATAAAGAATTTTATGGCTAATCTAGTATTACAACAAGACCATTTGCAGAAAATATTTAAGCACGATTATGTTGATGGAATATTTAATATTATTTGCGAATATATTGACACATTAAATGTTAAGGGTAAATTGTTACCTATTAAATGTTTTAATACTAAAGAAAATGTGTTATATATATTTGATGGAGTGCAATGGATAATAATGGATGATACTTATTTGCGTGTTTTTATAAAATCTTTTGACAAGAAAATATTAACGCTGTTTGTAGAGTGGAAAACTAGCGCTGAAAAGTCCATTGATGCCGAGATTTTTGGAGAGATTTATATTCAAAATATGAAGAAAGTTATTGCTGGCAATTATGAAAAGAAAAATCCCGCTTTAATGATTAAAAGTCGCCTTTATAAACATTTGAAAAATGATTTAAAGAGCATAGTTCATTATGATTTTATTTAGGTGTTGTGTTTCTTTAAGTATAAAAATTTTATATATATTTGTTATTTGTTATTTGCTATTTGTTAATTGGATTAATTACTAAATAATCTGGAACACTCGACTTAAAAAATGTTCGGATTATTAATAATACAGCTAATCCATTTGCTATCCAACACCATAAAGACCCCCAAGTATTAGTTTTATAATAAGTATAATAAATTGCTAGAAAAATTAATGCATTTATAGCAAATAAAATATATTTTTTTGCATATAACAATATTACTAGGAGAAATGTTATCCATAATAAAACAACAAGTGGTGGATATTTAAGCCAATTCCAAGCCAAATGGCCATTAGGCGCTTTTGTCATCGAAAAATCATTTTTTATTGAAAAAAAGATTAAGAAAAAAAATATAAGATACAATGTTATTAATGTTGCTTTTATATTGAATTTTACATTATTTGGTATTAATATAGATAAAATTGGTTGCAAAAATATTAAAAAAAAGCCTAACTGTGATAGCAGTCTATTTATTTTTTTATTATGTAAATGTTTCCAAGTAAAATATTCTATTAATTGCATTGAAATAAATGAATAGAAGAATAAACACTCATAAATGTTGATTATATTATTAAAATAAGCAAAGTTTACTGCAAAAAAACTAAATAAAAATGTGTTTAATGACACGGTTGCATTCCAACACATATAATTTTTATATATATATATATATACTCAAAAAAATTGATTTGATGAGCTATTTATAAGTAATAAGTTATAACTTGTGCATATGTCTTATAAGCTGTTGCTAAAAGTGTTACCTTATGACATTGTAGCGCTTATTTATGAGTTTATGAAAGTAAATGCTGCAAATGTGATTTGTGCTTATTTTGCTAATGCTAAAAGGCGATATAATGTATTTGTAGCTTTGTCCCATTATAGTATTGAATATATTTCTGATAATTCAATATATTCAATAAATTCGCTATATAATGCGAATGCTTTTGCTAATGCTAAAGACAAGGTGATTGAAGATTTGTATAAGCATTTAGTGTTTATGTATGGCGCGCATTATAGTCGTACCAATTATATGAGAAATGGTTGGGCTAATGTGTTGGGCAATGTTTCGCAAATTTTAATGTATTACTATAATCGATTGGCGTTTAGCGACAGTTTGAAAAAGAAGAATAGTAATTATGTTTATTTAAAAGCGTGTATTCAGCTATGGTTTAAGTTATGTCAAAAATACAATTTATATTTGGTATTGTGCTATTTAAAGAGTGCTAAAAGAGTTAATCGTAATGACAAGGCAATCAAATTGCGAACTATTAAAAACTTTGCGGAGTTTAGACTTGCGCCGCTTGTTACTTACTCTAAGATGCCTGATAGTATATATAATGAATGTGGTTTACTGCGTCATCATAAACTATTGCGACTTAACGCTTACGAGCGCCAAATTTATTAGTCCTTAATCAATGAAAAAAATTGAATACTAAGTTTTTTTTGTTTGTAGAGCTATATACCATTGTAAAAGGACTTAAACAACTATTATGGTGGCAGCTAACGCTAGATGCCAAGCTATAACGCTGAAAGGTCGCAGATGCCAAAAAGCGTTTAGTTTTGTGTGCAATAAAATGATGTGTTGTTATATTCATGCTTACTCATATTCTTCATATGCTTTAACTATTCAAAAAGCATATAAAGGCTATCGTGGGCGCAAATATGTTAGGTTGCTTGCTAGACTGCCATGCGATATTCAGCAAAAGATTTTATTTTACGTTAAGCAACCTTATTATAATGCTAGGAAAAATAAGTGCATAAAAGCAATACTCTGTAAAAGGTTTGTTTCGATTTTTGGAACACCCAAAAGTATAATGTCCGGATTTGTTGTGGCTAATGTAAATACGTTTTTAGGCGATTATAAATCGCGCGTCTTAACAATGAATAAAGCGCAATTTAATAACCACGTTTTGCATATTGCGCATTTATACAAATTATATATAAAATATATCATTATAACTGACCCTAATTATGACAATATGTTATATCATATTACTAATATTGTAAATAAGCATATACAAGAATGTCTATATTATCATCATGTAGGAGGACCTTATTTATATTCTGATGCTGAAATGGCGTTGCTTCATAATAATATGACCAAATTACAAAATAATATTAGTGTTTATAAATTTCAATATAAAGAGAATATAAGAAAATATAAAGAGTTGCGCTATGGTACTTACGTTTGATAGTTTTATAGTTTGATAAATGAATAAAATTGAAATTCTTTTTTTATGTTTATTATTTATATTAATAAAGTTAATATATTTAAAATGAGCAATAGCAATAGCAATAATGCGACTTGCGGAGTATGCTGTGAAAAATACAATAAATCTACTCATAATAGAGTTGTTTGCGAATATGCCGGTTGTGGTTACGAATCTTGCAAAGTTTGCGTAAGAACATATTTGCTTGGAACAACAAATGACCCGCATTGTATGAATTGTAAAAATCAATGGTCAAGTAAATTTCTGGTTGAGAGTTTAAATAGAAGCTATATTGACAATGATTATAAAAAGCATCGCAAAAATTTGTTGGCTGAACGAGAGATTAGTAGAACGCCTGAATTAATGGTTTTGGTTGAAAGGACAAAACTTGTAGAAGAAGAAACAAAGGAGCTTCATTTAATGATGAATGAATTTGAGGAGTTGCGAAAAATGGTTAATACTATGCGTATTAAAATTGGCGAAAAAAATATGCGTATTTTTCGTATTCGAAATGGCGAACATGCCGAGAAAGATGAGCGCAAGAAATTTATTATGCCTTGTCCAGGCGATGATTGCAAAGGTTATTTGTCGTCGCATTATAAATGTGAGTTATGTAAATTATATGTGTGTCCTGATTGTTTTGAACTTATTGGACACAACAAAGAAGATGCTGCTCACGTATGTAAGGAAGACAATTTGAAGAGCGCTGAAATGATTAAAAAGGAAACAAAAGGCTGTCCTAAGTGTGGTGTGCGAATTTTTAAGATTTCTGGTTGCGACCAAATGTGGTGTACTGAATGTAAAGTAGCATTTAGTTGGAACACTGGCAAAATTGTTGTTGACGGGGCTATTCATAATCCGCATTTTTATCAATATATGCAAAATAATAATGCTGGTGTAGCACCTAGAAACCCTGGCGATGTATTATGTGGTGGTTTATTATCTATACATAATCTAAAATTTATTCAAGCGCATTTAACAAAAGCCTCATCTGTTGTTAGTGCTAACATGGGTGAATTTGCAGGGCTTTTGATTTCAAATGCTGTTATTAAAAATTTTATTCAAAATTTGAAGACTAAGCCGACGCGAAAATATGTTGATTTTAATCTAGATGATGCATTGACTAATGTGGTTTTAATGGATGAGTTTAAATATATTCTTTCACAAACCTCTATTTTTGCGATTTTAAATAATATATTGTTAAATCTTCATCGTGTCATTAATCACATTACATATGTTGATTTAGAGAATTGCAGGCGATTAGTTCGACAATTTTTGAACCACGATGAAATAACTGTTCAATATATTTTAAATCGCAAGTCAAAAGAGGATTTGGCTAATGCTATTTATAAGAACGACAATGAGCGAAAAAAGAATGTTGAAAAGTTAAATGTATATGAGCTATTAAGTGTTGTGGGTATTGAGCGATTTAATGAATTAAATGAATATTTTAAATTTAAGTCGGGCTTGACTGTTAATTTAATCGTGACTTTTATATATGAAATTGTAAAATTAGCAAATGAATATAATCAGCTTATTGAGTATTGTAATAATCAGCTTATTACAATTAGTTATACCTTAGGGATGTCTGTAAGTACTATTATTTATGAAGATTATAGTTATAATAGCAAAAGTAACAAATTTACTTTAAATGAGTATAATAAAATCAAAAATGGTGCTGGTTCTGGACTTGGTCCTGTTGTTGAAAAAAAAGAGAACAATGAAGAAGCCTCGTGTAGTTATATAAATAATAAATAATTTGAAAATTTATGATTTATAATTTATGATTTATAATTTATGATTTATAATTTATAATTTATAAAGAACTATTAATCTTTTTTAGTATCTACATATTTTTCTAAGAAATCGTCTAATGTTATTATTTCGATTGTTCCGATTTTTTTTGCAGTTTCGACTTTTGTTGAAGTGCTTAAGCTGTCACCTATTATTAAAATATTTGTGGATTTTTTCACAGTTGTTTCAATAATTGGTTCAAATTTAGCAAGTAATTTTTCCAATTCTTTTTTTGTATATTTTGATGTTTTATCAAAGTCTGAAAATACTATTATTTTATTTTTTAAAGCGTGGTCTTGTGTTTGTGTTTCTTCTTTTGCTTCATCTTTTGTATTTGCTTCTTTTGTTTTTGTTTGTGTTGTTTGTGTTTGAAAGTCTGGTTTAATTAGTGTTATAAATTCAATAAATTCGGGTATTGCTTTTACAAATTGTGCTGCAGTTTTTTCTCCAACACCTTCAATTGCGCTAAGCTTGCTTATTTTTTCTTCTATAGATGCTTCTGATGTTAAAATAGTTGGCTCTGCTTTTAAGATTGCATTTATTGTTCGTTCTGCTAAACCGCGTCCAAATATATTAGATGCTGCTGCTATTTTTGCTATGCTTGCTTCACTGAGTTGTTTTTGCATAGATGTTTTGATTTTTGTTGCCATCTTTTTTTGGAACCCTTCAACATTCATTAGGTCTTCGCTAGATAAATTTATTATTTTATTAATTGAATCTGCGCCGCTATTTATAATTTTTTCAATATTTTTTTCGCCTAATCCTTCAATTTCTAAGTCTTTAAAGAATTTTGTGATTGATTTTATATTAACTCGTGGGTCGGATTTTACATTTTTAAGTATAATATCTACATTTGTAGAATTCCATATATAATCGTATTCTGTTGTGCTGGGCATTATTGGTTTTTGTGCTGGGACTATTACTGATGTAATTTTAGGTATTACATCTCCGCTTCTAGTTAGGCTTACTAATGCACCTAATCCAATATTGTTGTCTACTATAAATCGCGCATTAATACCTGTTGCGTATGTAATTGTTACGCCGCCAATTGTTACAGGTTCAAATTGAACGCGTGGTTTTATTAGGCCATCTTTTGATACTGACCATAGCACGTCTAATACTTTTGCTTCTATTACTTGGTCGGTTAATACCATTTTAAAAGCAAAAGCGTGTTCGGGATTTTTGCTTTTACGTTCGTGTAAGTTATCGTCAATACAAATTATGCCATCTATTGAGTATTCATAAGTGGTTCTAAATTCGATTAATTTATTGGATAAATAGTCGTTTGTTAATTGCTCATAGTTTAACGCTTGAATGTTTTTAACAGTTACAACGTTTAACTCTACTAATTTATTAAATTGTTCTGACGGTTTTAGATTTTGGGGCATTATTACTTCATAAGCTACAAAATCAATATCTTGTAATATGTCTTTTTCTACTTGTGTTAGTTTTTTGCGATTAACTAGTCCAGCTATAAAATTTCGCGAGTTGCTGAACTGGCCTTTATATTTAAGTTTAAAAGTTTCTTCTTTGATCATTAATTCGCCGCGCAATGTTATATTTTTTTGCGTTGGCAAATTTAAATATGGGAGTATGTGATTAATTAAAAAGCCGTATTTACCGTCGCCTTTTTTGTATAAATTTGGAGTGCCTGTTTCTGTGCTATATAGTGCGCTTACTCCGTCGACTTTTGCAGATATTACATAGGGGCCTTTATATGTTTGTTTGAATTTGGTTAATGCGTTTGTATCGGGCTTTATTTTATCCATTGACCACATTTCATATGGGAGTTTTACTTTTGTAGTGTCGTTTTTTATTTGTGTTTGTTGGTCATTTGCTAGGGCATTTGATGGGTCTTTTTTTAAGATATATTCGCGTAATATGTCATATTCATTGTCTGTTAATAGTGTGTTTTCTTTAAGTTCTGAAATATAATAATTATCGATGGCTTCTTGTAGCATTGCTGTTAGTTCTTCTAATGACAATATTGCTAATGCTGTTATTCCTTGCGACTTAAATTTATTTAGATTTTCTAAGATTGTTTCTTTGATTTTTTTTGTATATTTTTTGAGTGTGTGGGCTTTTGAGTTGGACATTTTAATTTTTAACGTTTCTTTATTTGCTGGTGTTGGTGTTGGTGTTTGTGTTGGTGTTGGTGTAGGTTCTTGTTTGGGTTCAATTTTTTCCTGTATATGTTTTTTTATGTCTTCAAGTGGTAACGTTAAAATTACTGAATGCTCATCATGTCGGTCTTGTGGTTCTTTATATTCCATACATAAGAAATCAAATATGTGTTTTTCGGTTTTAAATAATAAGTTTTGGATTTTTTCTTGTTTTACTTTTGTTGTGTGTGTTACTTTATAAAATCCGTGTTCGCTCAATGTTAAATTTACATTTAAAGCGTGTTGTCTCATTGCTGTATTGAATTCTTTTGACCCTGTAAAATATAGTAATGTAAAAGGGTATTCTTCTAGCGGGGCATATAGGAAGTCTAGTCGTCGTGGAATAGCTTTTGCGTCTGTTAATAATTTTCCTATTGTGAGGCTTTTTGTCTCTCCACTTGACAATATTTCGAGTAAAATTTTTTTGGAATGTAATTTTTCTATGAATTTTACGAACACCTGTTTATTATTATTGTAAGATGTGCATATTAAGTCAATATCTCCTGAGCTTTCTGCTTTGCGTCTATAACTGCCGACTATTTCAAATTTATGATTTTCTTCTAATTCGTTATTTTCTAGAATTGTTTCGCGGAAGTTGGTTACAAATAATTCTTTGTATTCGTCTATTTCTGTTCTTGGAATTCGTTTTAATAAATCATTATAATATTTGAGACCTATTTGTTGTTTGCTGTTTAATAGCGGTAATTTGTTTTCTTGTAATTCATTTTGTCGTTCTCTAAGCTGGTCTAATGTTACAATGTTTTTTATATTTACTAATTCATTTGCTTTTACATGCCCTATTCCGTATATATTTGTAAATATATTTACTGGATTAGTCTTTTCTTTTTCAACTGCTTCTAATGTTCCTGTTTTTAGAAATTCTTCGTATTTTTCTAAAATAGTTTTGCCTATATTTGGTAAATTTAGTGATTTCAATTCAGTTGCTGAGTTAATAGATGTTGCATTTGGAGACGACATATATTTTTTAAGCTCATTTATTGCTTTTATATATGCTAGTGACCTAAAAGTCTCGCCTTTGTTTTTCATAATTATTGAAAGCTCATTTAGAACTTTCATAAATTCTGTAATATTGCTTCCGCCAAACATATACTATATTATTATTAATATAGGTTTAATCTTTAACTTTTTTACTTAATGTCAATTTTTTTGTTATTTTTGTTATTTTTGTTATTTTTGTTATTTTTTTATTGTGTAATATTAAGTAATAAGTAATGGCTGTTAAAATTAAAAAGAGTGGACACTATCTCTCTAAGGTCAATGGACAACCTATTATAAATAATGAATATGCTGTTGATATAGATAGTGAGCGCAAGAAAAATAAACAAGTGTTAGGTATGTTTAAGACTAATGGTATTGTTAAGACAATGCATGATAGTTTGCAAAATTATATGAATAAAACGAGTTCAAAAAATCAATCTATTTTTGATTTATTAAAAAATGAGCGTAATGAATTAAGCAAAATGCCTAATAGTGTTATGAAAATTTCAGATAGTCCGCCTAAGTCTATTATGCCTAAGTCTATTATGCCTAGTATGCCTACTATGCCTAGTATGCCTATTAATGTTATGACTAATGCTAAAAAAATGATTATGAAAAATAAAACAAGAAAGCTAGTTAGTGGAATTTCTTCAAAATTATTTGATTTTACTAATATTGAAGAGGCTCCTGACCCTAATCCTAAACCTAAACCTAAACCTAAACCTAAATCTATTTATAAATCGTATAAAAAAAGAAGAAGGAGAGCAAGTCGTAGAAATCGTAAAAGGTTATAAATGTAATGACTTATAAATGTAATGACTTATAAATGTAATGACTTATATACTTTAAGAGCTTTATAAATAGTATTATATGTTTCGTTTTTTTTATTTTCTTCTATTTTTTTCAGTATAGTTTTTTTGTCGTGTAAATGCATATCTAAATTATTTATATATTTCTTAGAGCAATATAACATATTGTTATCATTATAAATATATTCAATGGCTAGTTCTTTTATGGGTATTATTAATTCAATAATATTAACAATATTAACAATGTTGTTAGCATCTTCGTTGTTTATTTCGATTATTGTGCTACATAAGTTATTTTTTACATAATTATTTATTCCGCTTAATTCGTAATCATTATAAAGTAATGAATTTGGAATGTTTGATGCAATATTTTTTAATAGCTCATTATTGTATGAAATTGTATTTGTAGTTTTAAGGTCTGTTATAATTGAAATAGAATAGCACATATTTATATACTAGTGTTTATTAGTATATAAATAATATTCTAATAATCTTATTAATAATATTTAAATAATAGTTGCTAATATTATTAATATTAGTAATGAAATGTTTTAAATTAATTGTGTTTTTATTTGGTATTGGTAATGGTATTGGTTATTGTAATAATAGCAGCGATTTAAATAGCTCAAGTGCTTTTGTTTGTGATGTTGATGTTGATGTAATGCGCTATTATGCTATTGATAACTATAAACAGCCTTTAAATCCTTTTATTAATAGCAATAGCAACAATATTATTGATTTAGCGTTTGTATTTTTTATTATGTGTTCATCATTTATGTGTTCTGTTGTGCTTGTTTCGAATTATGTATATTCGAGTATGATAAATCAATTTGTAACTAGTTATAATAGTAATAAGCTTTTGTATGAATATGATCCCTATTTATTGGAATACTTAGATGAGTTTAACAATATGAAAACTTCTGTATTAAGTATTGATTTTTTGAATTCATTAAAATATAAATTTTTGAAACACAATAGCCCAAAAGGAGAAATAATTATGAATTATAATCATTTGTATTCTAGTTTTGATTATTATTGTAAAAAATCTAATACTTTTGAGTTTAGCTATTTGGATGTTGTTTCGCGGATTTATGTTGTTAAAAATAATTGTAAAAATATATATATTGATAAGTGTGAAAATTGTGATTATGGGAATGTTAATGAACTAGGTGATGATGATGTAAATAAGACAGATGAAAAAGAACAAGAAAAGGAACAAGAACAAGAAAAAGAAAAAGAACAAGAAAAAGAAAAAGAAAAAGAAGAAGAAAATTCTATATTTTATAATAAATCAAATAATAAAGTTAATTGTCGTGAGACCATCGATTATGTTTCAAATAAATATAAATATAAAGGCACAATAGAAGAATTTTATACCTATTGTGAAACTAATAATTATAAAATACATTATAGAAATTTGTTAGAAAATAATGATCCTAATTTATCTATAACATTTTCAATTGATAAAGAAGAGGAACAGGCTAAGACTATGGAAAATATTGTTTCTAATAAAAATAATATAGGGTTTAAAGAGTTCAAAAAATTTCAAAAATTTTGAATTTTGCATATTTGCATATTTGCATATTTGCATAGTTGCATAATTATAATATAATTATTATATATTATAAGTATGAAAGTTAGTTATTTAAAAATAGATAAGTTTTTTTATGTGTATTTATTTTTAATAACACTATTTTCTATTAGCTCTCAATATTTATTTAAAAAAATACAGAAAAAGGAGCTTCCTGTTAGTTATTTAATTTTTGGAGTAACAATGTATGCTTTATTGGGTTTTGTTATATATAAACTATTACATTATGGTAATATAATAATATTGAATGTTATATGGCATTTAATATATTTTATTCTTTTATTTTTGATGGGTTATTTTATATTTCAGGAAAAATTTAATATTCAAAAGCTTGTTGCTTTATTATTTGGTGTTATTAGTTTATTTATTTTTATGATGTATGGGATTGATTGAGTAATTTAGTATAGTTAATGTAGCCGATTGATTTTTCTAATGAAAATGATGTTTCAAGTTCTCTAATAGAAATAGCTAGTGCTTTGTATTCTAGAGGGCTTAATGATTCTATATAATTTTTTAGTGTATTATTTTTTGATTTTAAATTTTGAATTGTGTCTTCAAAGTTTGTATTTGTATTTGTATTTGTATTTGTATTTGTATTTGTATTAGTGTGCTCCATATTATAAAATTTATAATATTATTTATTATATTTTCAATTTTTGTTTATAATGTAATTTTAAATGAATATATTATTTTTTTTGTGCTATTACTAGTTGTGCTATTACTATTAATAGTTGTGTTATTGTTATTTCCGTTATAACTATACTCTGTTATTACATAATTGTTATTTATTAAAAATTCGGTAAATTCATTTAGCTCATCTAAAGTTAATATATTGCTATTGCTATGCGAAGTTATATTATTTGATATATTAATATTATTATTTATATTATTATTTATAACAATTGCGCATTCTTTTGTTGTTGTTATTAAATCTCTCGTATATGGTTTTGTTAGTGCCATTAACTTTGTATATGGTTTTAATGCACCTTCGGGACTTTTATTTAATGTTAATATATTTACATAATTATTGCACAATGTATCATATATAATTTCATTGTATAGTAAATATAAATAAGTTCTTTGTGAATTTAATTGCGACATATAATATTTAATATTTATAATTTATAATTATAATAATTTATTAGATTATAATTATGTCTTTGTCTTATCAATTTAAGAGCTCAAGAAGTGAATTTTTAGGAGAAGGAAGTTATGGTTGTGTGTATTATCCCGGTATTACTTGCAAAGGTAAAAAAAACAAGAAAAATCTGATTACTAAAATACAAGAAATTAACTTTTATAGCGATAACGAGAAGAATAATGGTAAGTATATAAAAGCAAATATAAAAAACTATAATAAATATTTAAGTCCAGTTATAAAATATTGTATTGTAAAATTTAATACAATAGAAAGATCTGATTTAAATATTAGCAAATGTAATATTCTTTTTGATGAGTATAATAGTTCTGCTAATGTAAATTATGAAGACATTATTTATAATAGCTCTGCAACTAGAGATAGTCTTCCTCTTCCTAAAAATAGCATTGTTAATGAACAATATATTTTGATGTATTCTTCTTATATTAAAAGTTATACATTGAAAGACTTTTATAGCAACTATACTATTGAATTTGTTTCTAGTGTTTTAACTCATAGTTATAAGATTTTATATGGTATAAGTTTATTAAATAATGTTGGAATTATTCATAATGATTTACATATTGGTAATGTCCTAATAAATTTGAAAAATTTGAATCCTGTTATTATTGATTTTGGTTTATCTTTTAATATTAACAATTGTTATAAATTAAATAAAGATTATATTGATTTTCAGTATATTAAAAGGTTTGTTTTTGATTATAGAGATGACTCTTATCATATTAATATTGAAAAACGATTTATTAGTTTTATAATTTTTAATAAGTCTGCCAATTTTCCGAGTGAGATTTATGATAATAATGATAGTAACAATATATCAAAGGCTGCAATAAATTATTTTATTAGTGATGCTATTAATAGTATAAATAATAATAAAGAAATTGTCAAATTTTTTACTAGTGATGACTTGATTGACTTTCAAACTGCTTTAGAGCAATTTTATTACCAGTTTTTAGATAAAAGTTTGTATCCTAAATATAATAGTGTTGTTAAATATTTATTGAATTTTGTGTATATGTATAATGACTTACATAGTCTAACTATAGATTTATTATATTTAGTTGACTTAAAAGAATATAAGCAAAATCTTATTTTGAATAATGAGGAACAAGTTATTTTGCACTTTTTTATACAATTATACAAAAAGGCGCTTTATCCTGACCCTAATATGCGTTTAAATATTTCAGAAGTATTAGATATATATAAATTTATAATAAATTTTATAAAAAAATATGATTTGAAAACTGCAAAAAATAATATTAGGGCTACTATGATTAGCGAACTTGTAAAATTCTTGAAGTCAAAAAAAATAAGTATAAAAACTGTGTTTTATAAAAATTATGCTTTTTTAAATTTTAATTTGTTATGTAATGATTTAATATTTCAAACTATTAAATCTAGTTCTATTAGCCTGTAGTATTAGTATTAGTATTAGTATTAGAATAGGCATATAACAATATTTCTTGTAAAAATAATTCGTCTTCACTTATGTTGTTGGATTGTATAAAGTCTTCTTGATTATTAATGTTGTTGTCTTCGTAGTAGTCGTTATAGTCGTTAGTTTCGTTGTATTCATTGTCTTGGTTATATTCATTGTCTTGGTTATATTCATTGTCTTGGCTATATTCATCGTCATGGTTATAGTCGTCATCACGGTTATAGTCGTCAGCTTGGTTAGTAGTTTGTCTTTTATTATCGCTATTTATTTCTTTATAATCAAATTCGTATCTACATACTGGACAAGTATTAGATTCTTGTGTTAGCCATTTTATTATGCCTTCACAATTAAAATTATGATTACAAGGTAATTTGATTACTTCTTCATTTTCTTCAAAATTGTAGCAATAAATAGGGCATTGGCAGTTTGTTGTGGTTTCATTTTTTTTTATAAAGATGTGTGGTTTTAACTTTTCTAATTCATAATCGGATATTACTTTTTTAAATTTTTCTTTATTATTTTCAAAAGTGCTATTTATGAAATTTTCTAAAGATGAATTTTCTTCGCTTGTATAATTTTGCGATAATGTTCTTAATAAATCAATAAATGCATTATTTTCTCTATAAAAGGGGATGCTGTATAATGAGTTATTATTATTATTATTATTATTAATTGGAGCATAGTAAGTAGGAGCATAGTAAGTAGGAGTAAATCTATATGCTATATTTGATGCATCTTGATAAGTATTATTGCTTGAGTTATCAAGTATTCTTCCCATTAAAATAGATACATATGTTGGTCTTGATGTTGTTACTGGTGTTGATGAAATGTCTCTTTCAATATTTGTTGATATAACGTTAATGCTTATATCGTAATAATTTTGAAACATTCGATAAACAATATTTTCGATATTGTTATACATTATATTATATGTATTTATGATTTTATATATTTATGATTTTATATTTTTATGATTTTATATTTTTATGATTTTATATTTTTTCTCGATGTGTTTTTTTTATCTACGTTAGTTCTTCTCTTTATATAGTATTTATTATTCTTATTTGCTATTATTATTAGTGTATTTAAAGCTGTAAAATATACTTTTTTGCTATATTTGCATTCTTCAAAATGAAATGTTTTTATATTTGTAATTGTGGTTAGTTTATAGGGTTCGTTATCACTAATAGCGTTAGCTAATTCTTCTTGAGATTTTTCTATTGCAAAATTTAATAAATAGCGTACTTTATAGTCTTTTAGTTCTTTAATACTTTGTATATGTTTTATTAATTCGTTATTTGACATTTGCTTGTTTTTTATATTTATTTTTGTTTCTATACTATTTATTAATGTTTCATTATCTATGAAAAGTAGTAATAATCTTATTTGTGATATATTATCTTCGAAAGACATTATATCCTCTTCTAAAGATTGTAAATCTGTCTCTTGGGATTGGGTTACCATTATAATTATAGTAAAAAATAAATAAAAATACATTTTTTATCATATTAGTAAAAATAAAAATAAAAAAACAAAAAAACAATTAAAAAAATATATTTAAAGCTAAAACATAAATTATATTTAGGTTTATAAATAATTAGGTTAATAAATATTTGGCATCTTCGCCTTCTGAATTATAATCGCTATCATTTTCATAGTGACTATTATTAGTGCTATGTTTATGTATTTCTTCTAAAATATAATTGTCTTCATCTACCATTTTTTGTATAGTTTCTTTATAATTAGTATAGGGTGATAGGTCTCCTAAAATAGAGTTCATTTCATCCCTGTAATCATTCCATCGACTAATCATAGTATTAATTCCTTGCTTATATTTTTTTTGCTCTAACTCTTTAGTAATTGCACCATAATTAAGCGAATATACTATTTCTACTTTTTTTGTTAATGGATTTCTTTTGATTAGTGAATAACCATTTTCTAAGTAGTTTGTTGTTGTTACTAGTTTGTGATTTGGCTTAGTAGTGTTATAATTTTGAATTTTTGCTGAATACGTTGTGCTCATTTATACTAATATATTAATATATTAATATACTAATAAATGTGGTTATTATAATTTATGTTTAAAATAAAAATAATAAAAATAATAACTCAATTTTTTTGTTATAATATAATGATTATAAATAATAATGATTATAAATAATATATTATAGTATATATATGTCTTATACTTATAATTGTGCTAGTGTTAAGCATAGTTGTGTTAATACTAATTATAACAATTATGCAGGTTCAGGTGGTTCAATGTTGAAGAAAAAATATGCTAATAAATTTAATAAAGTATCCTCTAATAAGATGTTTTCTTTAAATGGTTATGTTAATCATAATTATATTGGAAATGCGAATAATATAATTAGTCACGACCCTTTTAGTAATGTTATTGAAAGCTCATGTTGCACTAATAATACTATTGATTCTACAAATATGAAAGGAATAAGTGTTAAAAGTGCAAAAGGTTATTTAAATAGCAAAATAACTTCTGAAAACTCGGCGCAATGCTATAAAGATGTGAATAGTGTGTTAATTGCTCAACCATTAAATAAGCATTTTAGAAGTGAAAATCGCACTCAATCTTCGTATATTGACAGTGTTAAGAGTAAATGTGCAATAGACAAGACTGCTTATTTAAATGAATTAAATCAGTTAAATCAGTTAAATCAGTTATCTTCGACTTCTAGTGCAAGTTGTTCAAATAAGGTAAATAGAAATGTGTCGTCTAATGCTAGAATGCAATATTTAATAAATTGCAATAATAAGGTTAAAACTAGTAATTTTATTAACGGATTTACACCTGCTTATGACATTTATTATAATGATAGCACATTATTTAATAAAAAAAATCAGTGTGCTAATAATCCCAAAGATGCTAAAGTGATTGCGTGTTAGTTTTTTTTGTTATTGTTATTGCTATTGCTATTGCTATTGTTATTGTTATTGCTATTGTTTTTGTTTTTGTTTTTGTTTAATTTTTTTAAATAATTAGCTCCTGAGCTAATATGATTTATTGTTAAATCTTTTGGATTACAACTCATAAATGTATTGTCTTTATGGCTGAATACAATACGTTTAATATTTAGGTCTACTAGGGTAGCTAAACAATTTATACACGGAGTTGAATCTAAAAGATTGTTGTTATTATCACATCGCACTACATATATTGTTGTTTTTTTATATAATTTTTTTAAATAGTCTAAATCTTTGCAATGATTATTGTTATGATTATTATAATTAATATTTGAATAATTAATATTTGAATAATTAATCAGCGACTTTTATCGAATTACTTTGTTTTCCACAGCTATGGAACATATTTCTGAGAGATGCGATTTCTGCGTGGCAAGTGCACGAATTCACAATAAAGCTGTCTTTTGAGTGGCTTCTATAATGATTATAGCCTCGTCCCATAATTTTTCTATTTACAACCGCAACAGCTCCATGACGCATAAGAACGGGCGACTTAAGAGCCTCGTTGAACGCGCTATTGATAAATGTTTGGTCGCTATTTGACAGCATAGATGCGTTATGAATCATAACTAATACATATATTTATTGTTAATATTTTAAATAATTTTAAAATAGTATTTAAAATTATTGAAACAATTTTAAAAAAAAATTGAAATCTTAACAAATAAACAAACTCTAATAATATTTATTATATACTATGGGTTCAGTTATTTCGTATATTACGAAGTCAATTACGAAGTCAATTACTATTACATTAGATACATTAGAAGATTATTTACATAATTATAATAGTGTGTGCTATGATCAATACAAAGATTTATATTATTATGATAATAATTTTACTACTAATAATGCTACTACTAATGATGTAGCTGATGCTGGTGCTAATGCTAGTGCTGATGCTGGTGCTTGTGCTGATGCTGGTGCTTGTGCTGATGCTTGTGCTGATCATTATAAGTTATATATTTATGTTCATAATGCTAATGCAAATGAAGCAAATTTAGAGGTGAAAAATATGTATGAAGAGAGTAGTAATAAGCATAATGCTAAGGTTGACAGCTATTTGAAAAGTTGTAGTACTAAACTATTGAATGCTGAGGAAGCCGAAGAAAATAAGTTTGTTGATTGTTATGACTCAGGATTTGATTTATTTTGTCCTGAAAATATTGAGTGGCAAGCTTTTAGCAGTTATATGTTAGACCATCATATTTCGTGTGCTATGACTTATAGAGGCAAGTTTGTAGGATATTATTTATATATGCGTTCGAGCACGCCGGTGAAGACACCTTTAAGGCTTGCAAATAATGTAGGAATTATTGATTCGGGTTATCGTGGAACTATTAAAGCATATTTTGATATTCAGGGGTCTAATTTTAATTTTGTAAAAGGTCATAGATATATGCAAATTTGTCCTCCTGATATTGGTAAGCCTGTGAAGGTTGTTATTGTTGATAGTCTTTCTGTATTAGGTCTAAATAATGCTAGAGCTAAAGGGGGTTATGGTTCTACTGGAGATTAGATTAGATTAGATTAGCTTAGTTAATTGTTGTTAGGATTAAAAAAAATTGATTTATTATTTTTTTTTATGGTTTTAAGTCCTCCAAATAATAAAGCAAAGAAAAGCAGAAAGCAGAAAGCAGAAAGCAGAAAGCGTTATATATGTTCTGCAAAGTTTGCTTTGATGCTTCCAAATCTGACTACAAGACCCACAATGTCAAAGATAGTGCGTCGAATGTTGTGTGTCCGCTTTTGCTCAATACCAAGTGCCATAAGTGTGGTTATTTTGGTCACACCACTAAGTATTGCAAGAGTGTTGGTAAGCCTGTTGCTAGTAAGGCTTATTTGAGGCCGGCTGTCAAAGTTCAAGAGCCTGTGCCCGTTCCTATTTTCGTTCCTTTAAAAAGGGGTGCTTTTGCATGCTTGGAAGAGGAGATTTGTATTGATGTTGATGAAAGCGAGACGCTTGGTCGCGAGACGCTTAGTCCTGCACGTGTTGAGGAACTCGATTTTGACAAGGAAATAATTATTTGGGGAGTTGGTTTCAAATCGATGATTGGCAAGCGCTGGGCTGACGTTGTTGGTTGCTAGATGGTTTATGGGTTTATGGTTATTGGTTATTGGTTATTGTTGTGTGTGTTTTTTTTTCTGTTATTGTTATTATTTTAGTTAGTATAAAAACTAAAATAATAATATTACCCCAGACGGGACTCGAACCCGCAACTTCCAGATTAGAGGTCTGGCACGCTATCCAATTGCGTCACAGGGGCTAAAAAAATGATAGCATTTAATTTTGCTATTATATGTTTAATGTTTAGTCTTTAAGTTGTTTTTTATTTTTATATTTTTGGTATAAAAATAAAAATAAAAATAAAAATAAAAATAAAAATAAAAATGATAATAAGAATAAATGCAAAAAACGCTCCGTACTGGGATCGAACCAGTGACCTCACGGTTAACAGCCGTATGCTCTAACCAACTGAGCTAACGGAGCAAGTAAAAAATAAAAAGAAAAAAGAAAAAAATGCTGGGAGTGGGGTTCGAACCCACGCATCTTTCGATAGACGATCTTAAGTCGCCCCCCTTAGACCACTCGGGCATCCCAGCATTAAAAAAAGCTCTTGCCCAGATTCGAACTGGGGTTGGAGGATTCAAGGTCCTCAGTGATAGCCGCTACACTACAAGAGCTATAAAAAAAAATTGCTCCCAGGCGGGCTCGAACCGCCGACCTTCGGCTCATAAGACCAACGCTCTAACCAACTGAGCTATGAGAGCATATAAAAAATTTTTTTTTGTTTTTTTTTTGTTATACTATATATAGCGGTGTTTCTTTAAGTTGTTTTCAAAAAGCTTATTTTTGTGTTTTGTTTTGTTTTGATTAAAAAATAATATTTTAAGACTATTATACGCAATATTTTTTGACTTGGTAATGGTATTGGTAATGGTAATAATTTTGTAAAGGTTTATGTGCGGTAAAATATGGCTATAAATTATGGATTATTAGAAATAAAACATCTGAGGCTTTTGAGGATTTGTATATTTTTGAATATAAAACAAATATTATAATTTTAGGAAAAATTTATAATATATAATATATATATATATATTATAAACTATGTCAACTTATACAGACCCTTGGGTGGCGATGAGGATGAATGACTTGAAGACCTATGAAGATAAGATTAATAAAGGCGTTGCGTTGAATTCGTTTGAGAGTAATCGGTACCTATATCTTATAGAGTGGAAGCGGATGTACGACCTCGACAATAGGAAAGCTCAGGGTATGTCTTTGACTCCGGCAGAGGAGTGGGAGCTTAAATCTCTTAGGGATAAAGCGCTGAACTATAATGTCCGCGCTGAAGAGCGCGCTGAAGAGAGTGACGGCGGCGGCTATAGAAAGAGAAAATTAATGAAATCCAAAAAATACAAAAAATCCAAAAAATCCAAAAGACATAAAAAAATAACACGCAGAAGACAAAGACAACTAAGTAATAATTAGTTATATACAAGGCAAAGAGGTCAATGTATTGTGACTAATTATAATAATATTAAAGAAAAATTGTTAGTAAACTTAGTTGAAGAATATGAAAGAATTGTATATTATTCACAAATTACAAATAGTATGTAAATTTGTAATTTGCATAAAAAAAATTGATTTCTTGCTAAGACTTATTTAATTATGTTATTGAAAAATGACCTCTATTCTTATTAACGTTTGGTTTGCGTCTATGGTTGTCTTTCTGATGAGTTCAGGTGTTATTCCTAATGCTTTTAATATTGCATTTACAATCTTTTGTACTCCGCTTGTGGGTTTTATGCTTTATATGTTGGTTATGATTGTTCCTCGTGATATGTGGATGCTTTTTGGTTTAATGTGCTTGTTTCTTTATAATTTGTAAATATAAAAATTTACATATTATAAATTAATGTAGGTTTAAAAAAAATTGAGATGCTGAAGCAGTCTTTTTTTTATGTTAGTGAAACAATTATGATGAACGTTCAAGGTCTTTGGTTCGCGCTTATTCTTATATTGCTCTTGTTATCTTTGTGCCTTCCTGGTGCGTTTCTTGCGGCTATTGTATTGTTTTATGTTCCTATTGTTTTGGGGCTTCTTTATATGGTTGCTCAGCTTATGGGTCCGCTTTGTTTTACTATGGTGGTGCTATGTTTGGGACTGCTTCTTGTTTAGGTTTAGGGGGTTAAGGTTTAGAAAAAAATTGATATTTTTTTTATGTTTAAACAGCTAATACTAACTGATTATATGTATTATTTATTTATGTTTGCATTTATTGTGGCCGTGCTAATGCTTATGGTTCTTGAAACATATAGTATTTATGAATATAGGACATGCTCAAATTATGATACTAGACCTTATTATAATGATTGTGTATTTATTTGTGATAGAGATTATTTATTAAGTGATTTTGATTATTTTTATGACTATAAACCCATAACCCTACGTGATTTGGAATATATTCTAAATAGTTAAAATTGTGTTTTTGTAATAGGTCTTGTATTGTGGCTTTATAATTTAATAAATATGGTTCGCCGGATAACATTAGCTTGGATGGACTATAGTTTGGACTAATGTCTACTATTAGTATGTCGTGTTTTGTTATTTTTTTTGCGTTTTTTATTATTTTATGATGTGCATAATTGGGCATTTCGTGAAAAGCAAACATTAGCGTTGCTGTGTCGAACTCTTGAGGTTGTCCGTAGTTTTCTGCATTGCCTTTGATAAATTGAGTTGTTGCTGCGCTTAAGGTTGCTGCGCTTAACATTTCATCGCTAGTATCAATCCCTAATTGATTAGTTGCTGTAGATGATCCTGTTCCACAACATAAATCTATTAGTTTAGGAACTCTTTCGTGTTTATTATAAAAGTCTTGATTGTAACTTGAGAGAATTGATTGGCGTATATTTACTGAATTATAACATTTGTCATCTATTAGCTTTGTTGCATAAGGAGCTAGTAATGAATGAATTTGTCCTCCTAGGCCTATGTTGCCAAAATTATGAATGCGTGAGTCGTAATAATATTTGGACTTAGCTGTTGTTAAATTGATTTTGTGTGTTAATAATAATAATAACAGCTTATACATTATAATTATTATAATGCTGTTTTTTTAAATAAATTCTAAAATATTTTTATACGTTTTAGATTTATTTATAATAGTTTTAGAGAGATTTTGTAAGTTTTAGATTTATTTATAATATTTGTTATATATATAAAAAATGCCAACAGGTGAGGGTATGAAAACAAATTTTGGGCCTGATAGCACAAAACCAGCTCAATCCGTATAAGGATATAACAGAGGCAATGGTACAAATAACTCTACTAAACCAGCAACAACAACAACAACAACAACAACAACAACAACTGCTAAAGGGCGCAGAAGAAGAAGAAGACATTCTAGAGCTATGCGTAAAAGTCGCAAACGTGGTCGTCGTGGAACACGTAGAAGGTAAATAATTTTGAATTTAAAATTTTAAATTTGTTTGTGTTTTGAAAAAATATTACTATTTTCATTTATATAAATTGTAATATTTTATATATATAAGTTATGTCTTCTGAAGTAAAAGTTGTAAAACTTATATTAGCTCCGCGTTATGGAAAGCCGTTTTTACAACAACACAATAATTTAGGTAAAATAATGAATTGGTGGAAAAATCATTTAAAATGGTGGCAAGGTGTGTATATTGTGCCTAAAAATTTTAAGATTAAAAAGAATATTAGTGACTGCACTTTAATAATAACTTATGAATGCCCTGGTGACACTGAAGATAAAGATATTCACGATGAAAATGAAATGATTGCTGACCCCGATGACGATGGTAATTATCCTATATATTATGATAATGCTAATAATAAAATTCTTTATGTGGACCCTCTTAAAATCGAATATGTGGACTCTAGCATTAATCATAAAAAAACAATAATAAAGCTTAAAAAAATAGCAGGGCAAGAACGAAAGGCTGTGGTTCTTGAAATTCATCCGGCCTTTCCAAAGCCATTTTTAGAAAAAGCTAATAATCTTGGCAAGTTGGTGGATTGGTGGAAAGAAGAATTAGACGAGTGGCCTGGTGTTAAATTAAAGGTTCAAAATTTAAAAGTTAAGAAAAATAAGGCAACAAACTCTATAATAATAACTTATGATTGTCCTGCTAATACTAAGGATGCTATTATTCATAATGAAAACGCATATTTTGCACAACCAAATTCAGATGGCGAACATCCAATATATTATGATGACAATGATAAAATTATTAGTGGAAAACATATTGAAGAAGAGTTAGTAAGTGCTGCCAGAATAGAAAAAGAAGATACAGTAATAAAAACTAAAAAAGTTAGGGGCTCTAAGAAGATAAAGGTGGCGTCTGGAACTAGAAGGCGAAGACGGCGTTAAAGATTTGTTTTTATTTAGCTAAAATAAATGCTCATAGCTGTTCCTTTATTAACAAATCCATAACTAGCATAATAATTTTCTAATTTGCTATTTGTATCTAATATTATTTTATAGCAGTTGTGGTGTTGTGCATAAGTAATAGCATAATTCATTAGGTCTTTGCCTATATTTTGCGCACGAAATTCTTTTTTTACAACAAAATCTTCAATATGGGCGACGCATTTACCGTTGTGAATAAATTTTTGCTCTAACAATAATGTTAGCGCTCCCAAAATATTATTTGAGTCATCAATATATAAAAATATGTGGTGATTGTTATTTGTTACTATATTTTTTAAAATTGGCTTACAATTTTCATAATTTAATGCGTCGTTTTCACCAAAATTATTATATAAATTTATGAGTTGTGTGCATAATTCGTTAGTAAATATTATATCTTTTAATGATATAATATTTGTTGTTTTTGTTGCTGTTGTCATAACTTTACTATTTATAGTTTGTAAATTACTTTTTATATTTTAATTTTAATGTTTATTTTGAGAGATTGCTGGTGGGGGGACTGGGGCGCACTATTGTGTCCAATCATTTAAATTACGACACAAAGGACAACACGGTTTATGGTTGTTATTTCCGAAATTATTGTTTGTAATATTAAACCAACAATCATTACAAACTTTATGATTACATTTTAGTATTAGCATAATTTTATCTTCAAAACATACACAACATTCTTCTATTATATTTGTATAAGTATGTTTTCCCATTTGAACTGCACAATTCATACACATTCCATTATGACAATATGATACTTGTTGTGGTTGTTTTGTTCCACAATATTTATAATTTCTACATTCAATAGGAACGCAACAATTTGTAGGACAATAACCTTCGTGTTCTCTATGACCACAAATACATACTTCATCAAATTCTTCTGTTTCCTCGTTATAGCATTCACACTCACATTGAATTAAGCATTCACCAAGTCCATTACAAGAGGTCATATATTATATACTATTAATACTAATACTAATACTATATAACAATTTTTATAAATTATTTATTTTAATTTGACAGCGAAGCATAGAAGATTAGTGGTGGGGGGACTGGGGCAGAGAAAAGGGATTTTATAAATTATAAATTGTGTATTTTATTTTAATTTTAATTTTAGTCTAGTAAATACCGAACAATACTACATAAAGGCAACTATATTATGATAGTGTTACTATGACATATAAAGTTCATAAATATTTTAATATAAAGCGGATTTTATAATACATTTTATATATTATGGATGGATTTAAATATATATTTGATGATGCCGAAAACATATATAAAACTACGGGTTCTAAATTAAAGGGTTTTAGATTTGCGAGAGATATTTATGGGTTTTGTATTAATGTAGGCGATACTGATTATCAGTCGCTTAATTTTGCAAGTAAAATTAATAATGAATTATGTGAAAAATTTAAAAATCAACCAAAAAGTTTGATAGGGTATGAAGGGAGTGAGAATAAATATGTAAAACTGGATGATCTAGATTCAAAACATATTTTACAATTAACATTTTTATTTAATAAATTAAATATTAATAATTATGATAGAATAGTCGAAATAGGAGGAGGATTTGGAAATATGTGTAGGTTATGTAATAATATTATTTCATATAATAATTGGGATATTGTAGATTTACCACATATTTTAGAATTATCAAACTATTATTTACATAATGAAATTCAAAATACTTCAAGAATAAATTTTATTAATGCGTATTCTGATATCAAATATGATACTATTGATTTAGTAATTGGTATCCATAGTGTAAGTGAATTTTCGTGGGATATATTTTATAATTACTTTCAAACCATTATTTTAAAAAGTAAATATTTTTTTATTGGTTATAATAAGAATTGTCCAAGTCCCGGTTTAATTAATTTGAAAATTAGATTCATATTGGATAATGGTTTTAAATTAGTAGATAATTTTGATTATACAGAGCATCCTCACGGTGCTAATGTATCATATAGATTATTTTATAATAATAATATAAATAATTAAATTTGAGAGATTTTATTGACAAATATATTTGTTTTTTATATAAAATTATTGTATAATAATTTGATTTTTCTCTTATTTTTAATTAGACTTTTATTTTTTATTTGACAGATATGCGTAGTAGATTGGTGATGGGGGGACTAGGGCATAGAAAAGGGAGAGTACAGGGAGAAAAAATGTGTAGTCGCTCACCCTCTCCCTCCCATATATCCCCCCATATAATCCCCCAAATATTTTAAAAATAAGGCTAAACATAGTCCCCCTAATATGCACCATTTAATGCAAGCCAGAATTCGGTGACAAAACCCTAAGCTAGTAGCAAAAAGTTGCTAGCTCTTTATATTGTTTTCTTATAGATATTAAGCCCCCTCTTTATATTGTTTTCTTATAGTTATTAATGCACTAGACACTCTGCTCTAATTGTGCGCGTTTATTATATAGTATTGTTTGGCTAATGTTACATCTAGTGTGTAGTTAGTGTGTTATTAGTGCATATTAATGCAAGCCAGAATTCGGTGACAAAACCTTAAGTCGGTAGCAAAAATAATTGTATAAATGTGCTATGTTTCTCTCGTTATTTAAAACATTATTTATAATTTGAGAGATTAAGATAGTAGGTTAGATTTATAAAAATATATAAATAGGTTGCTCTATGCACTTGAATATTATTTATAAAATGTATTTTTAATCTCTCAAATTATAAAATATTATTTGTAAATAGAGAGATTATATTCATAAAATACAATTTATAAATAACTTGCTCTATGCACTTGAATATTATTTATAAATTGCTTTTGTAATCTCTCAAATACTAAAATATTATTTGTAGTTAGAGAGATTTTAAAATTATTTAAAAATATATAAATAGGTTGCGCTATGCACATGAATATTATTTATAAATTGCTTTTGTAATCTCTCAAATTATAAAATATTATTTGTAAATAGAGAGATTATATTCATAAAATACAATTTATAAATAACTTGCTCTATGCACTTGAATATTATTTATAAATTGCTTTTGTAATCTCTCAAATACTAAAATATTATTTGTAGTTAGAGAGATTAGATTCTATAAAAATGTCTACAAATACTAAAATAAATTTTTATAAAAATGTCTACAAATCATAAATAAATTTCTATAAAAATGTCTACAAATACTAAAATAAATTCTATAAAATATCTCTCAAATTATAAAATAAAATTATAAAATATTATTTGTAAATAGAGAGATTTGTTTGTAAATTTACAGAAAGCACACCCTTCTATTATAAAGGGATTTACTTATTTTCTTACTAGTGTAAGCTATTAATCTTGCAAAGGTCTTTATATCCTTTTTATAATGTTATTTAAAGCAAGCCAGAATTCGGTGACATAAGTAGATGCTAGTAGCAAAAAAGTTGTTGTTAGTCTTATTTAAAATTGATAAGTTCTTTACTATTATTTATAAATAGCCTGCATCTATATGACTACTATTATTAACTCTAGCACTGATTACACCAAGTTTGCGGGCAAGTCGTGGCAAGAGAAGATGGACTTGTGTAATGAGTGCTACTGTTGTGAGACACATAATGTGTGCAAGCCTCGTTACGTGTTGCCCACTGTTCACGAGTTTGATGCCATTGATGTGTTGGATACTACTACGGAAGTGTGGCGACTGGGGCTGTGTAAGTGCAAGTGTCGGTATTTGGCGCGGCGTATGTGTGAAGAGGACACTTGTGCGATTATATTGGCTTCACCACATCCGTCTGAGTTGCCGTTGCCTCCTCAAAGGTGGTTGACCAAGGATTCAAGCATGGTTCTGCTCGATGCAGCTACTACTGAAGCTCTTGAGCATTATTGGTTGGAGCAAGTCAAAGCGTGTCAATATGCGCTCTTTTTCAATAATTAGGTTAAATGTTTTGGGGGTGTGTTGTCTTTTTTTTATTGTTTTAAAATTGAATTAATAAAATAATTTATATAATTTATTTTATTAGTTTTGAGAGATTTTATGAATAATAGTGTTGAAGAAGTGCTTGGTTCTATTATTAATGCACACCATATAGAAGGCGGAGATTTATTTTATATTGGGACTGGTATTGGTCTCTCAGCTGGTCTTCTTTGTGCTTGTATTATTGCCCGTGCTAATTATTATAAGCGCAAGCACGCTATTAATACTGCTAGTAATGATGAAACTATTATAAAAGAGTTATTTGCTAAAGGAGAGATTATTCAAGTTATATAATTTATTAGATAGTGCCAATTTGTATATACTAGCTTTGTTATTAATCCCACTAATGCTGCAACTATATAAGGTGTATTGTTTTTTTCTTCTTTTAAAGGTTTTATTTCTGTTTTTTCTGTATTTTCTGTTTTTTCGTTAGAGAGAATTGTTTGTATTAGTTCGCATATTAATTGGTCTATTTTATCTCTCTGTGTATTAACTTTTATTTGTGCTTTTGCCCATATCCAACAGTCTTCATTTACATTATTTAATGTTATTTTTTCATTTATTATGTTTGTTATTTTATTATTTGTGTCGCCAAGTGTTGTGCATAATGCCGACTGGCTTAAGTTCTCGTTTTCCCATTTATTTGCCATTATATTACAAATACTGTTGTGAAGTGTGCTAGAGTTTATTAGTTCGTTTTTTATTGTTATTAGTGACCCGTCTAGGTCTTTATATTTGTGTGCTAATTTTTTTAGTTGCGCTTCACTCATTGCTTGGTTTTAAGCCCTTTTTTTATATATTATTTGGGGGGGGCCTCTTTAAGCCCTTTTTTTATATATTGTGGCTTTAAGTCCTTTTTTTATATATTGTGGCTTTAAGTCCTTTTCATAAATATATATCTCTTTAAGTCCTTTTCATAAATATATATCTCTTTAAGTCCTTTTCATAAATATATATCTCTTTAAGTCCTTTTTTTTATATATTGTGGCTTTAAGTCCTTTTTTTATATATTGTGGCTTTAAGTCCTTTTCATAATATATTGTGGCTTTAAGTCCTTTTCATAAATATATATCTCTTTAAGTCCTTTTTTTATATATTGTGGCTTTAAGCCCTTTTTTTATATATTGTGGCTTTAAGTCCTTTTCATAATATATTGTGGCTTTAAGTCCTTTTGTTATATATTATTTTCGCCCAATTCTTGTTATATTTAAATAAAATTGATTTCTTTTTTTTCCTATTCTCTTTTATTCTATCAGCTTACTATATAAAGATGTCCAAGGCTATTATTGAGGCTCTTACTATGCGTGTTGAGGCGCTCGAGAAGTCGGATAAGACCACTTCTATGCGTGTTGATGCGCTTGAGAAAACTCTTGCTTCGCAACTTAATGTTCAACCTAAGCCTGTTGATGATAAGAAAAAGGATAAAGAGGAGAAAAAGGAAAAGGCTGCTGCTAAGAAGGAGAAAAAGGCCAAGGCTGACCCTGCTGATGCTAAGCCTAAGCGTGTTACTGGTTATATTCTATTTTGCAATTCTAATAGGGATGATGTTAAGACTAAGTTGTCCATTGATGATGAAAAGCCTAAGAATACTGAGGTTTTAACTGAGCTCGCTCGTTTGTGGAAGGCTATTGATTCCGATGAAAAGGATGAGTGGAATGCTAAGGCTAAGGCTAAGTCTTATCCTCCTCCTAATAAACCTACACACCACGATGATGACGATGAACACGATGACGACGACGACGATAACGACGAATAATTC